AACGCGTCCTGGTTCTCGGCAGAGACGCCGAGCCAGACGTTCGGCAGCGGCCAGCTGCCGGAACGCATCGTCGCTTCGGCGATCGGTGGATGCTTGATCCATGCGTCGCCCAGAGCCCTACGGACGAAGTAATGAAGCACGTCGCGCGGTCGATAGTCGTCCTCGGTTGAGCAGTTGTTGTACAGCCACTGAAACCACTCCGGCAATCGCTCTGCGCGCTTCGTCAGCGTCAGGAACGTGTGCTGCGAGCACGCCGCCTTCACGCCGAAGACCGCGGCGATCTCCTCGTTCGTGAATCCCGCGTGGAACAGATCGCTCATGCTGTTCGTGAACACCGTCGACGGATCGCGCCACGACAGCGGCTCCGCGAGCTTGTGAGCCGCCAGACGGACGGTGCCGTTCCACTTGCGCGTCTTGAGGTTGATGAGGCCCTTCGACCAGCCAGACTCCGCGAAACGGGCCGCCATCCGCTCGGCATAGCAGTTCTCGCACCCGGTGCTCTTGCGCGAGCATCCCTGCGCGACGTTCCAGGTGCGGCCGATCGTGCCCGGCCGATGAGTCCACTCGATTGCGGTCTTACCCATCTCCCTGCTCCTCGCCATGATGGACGATCGCGTGCGCGAGCCAGCCGGACTCCTCGTTGCCGAAAAGCAAACGCTTGGTCATCGGGCCAACTCGATCGAGCCAGCCGTAATACTCGGCAATCGACAGCACTGACATGTGTTGTCCGCGTCGCCCGGCGATGTACTCCGCCAGCGTTGCCGCTCTCAACTCCAATTGCGCGGCCGGCGTGTCGTTGGCTTTGCCGAGGCTCAGCCATTCGCCACAGCGCGTGCAGACTCGGTACTGCATGCCGACGCGGCGGCTCACGTAAGACCGACTGTCCTTGGGATGCCTGCACTTGCTCATCGTCCGGCCGTCCTTGCCGCCCGAATCACTTCGAGCAACGTCCTGTCCAGGCTCGTCTCCAATGCGTTCAGTTCCGCTTCGAGCCGGTACACCTTGGCCTTTAGCTCGTCACGTTCGGTAACGAGCTCGGCGATGACCTTCTCGGAGCTGCGCTTATCATGCTCGGCGTCGGTCATCGTCCGGCCTTTCGCTCTCGCCACAGCTGTTCACGGAGCGCGCTGGCGAGTTTCTTCCAATCCTGATCGGCGCGGCTGCAGTCGCACCCCATCGGCACGAATCCGTGCGAGTCGTCCCAGCGATGACTCGCTGGCGCATCTCCGCACCAGCAGCACTCGGGGTCGATCGCGTTCCCGCAGCCGCTGCAGTGCGGTCCGGTCGCGTCTTCGATCTGCTGACGAAGCTCGACGTTCTCGGCCTTCAGTCGATTGTAGGCCGCTTGCGAGACGCCGACGATCACACGACTGCGGCTGGCGCTGCCATCGGTCAGCGAGCGCAGGATCTCGCACTCGCGCTCGGTGGCGCGAAGCTGCTCGCGAAGCTGGGCGATCTCGTCGGTCATCGTCCGTCCACCTTCCAAGCGGCCTCGGCGCGCACGAACGCGTCGACCACCTGCTCGTTGCATAGGTCGTTGAGCACGCCGCCGTCCTGGCGGATCGTTGCCCAGTCCCAGTTACGTAAGACGTTGACGATCGGCGCGAGCGCCTCGAACTCGGCCCGCATCGCCGCGTTCGCGGCGTGCAACGCGTCGATCGCCACGCGCGAGCCGTCGCGTGCGGTCAGCAGCTCCTCGACCAGCGTCGGCGCGGCAGCGATGAACGCCGCATCCGCCGGCGCCTCGCCGACGTCCGCGACCCAACAGCCGTTCGCGTCGAGCACGACACAGCGGCCGTGATCGTACTCGTTGACGGTCCACGGCGCGGGCTGCGTCAGGCCGTCGAGAAGGGTCTTCGCGTCGGGCGGCATCGACATGGCGCTACCGCAGCACCTTGGCGATCGCGCTCGGCTCCGCGGCGAGGGCGCAGCTGGCGAACGGCAGATCGTCGTCCTTCGGGCTGGGCGCGTTTGGGTGCCGTGCCTGCGTCGAGCCGCCATTCGGCTTCCGCTGCGGCGGCGCCGAGCGCGCATTGCGGAGCGCGCCCTTCATCTGCGCAGCGAACGCCTTGAGGTCATTGCCGACGAGCGGCTGCTTGGCCTTGAAGCGGCCGGCGCCGACGCGGTTCACCCACTTCACCTTGAGCTGCCACTCGCCTTTGTACTCCTCGACGTCGCACACGATATCGACCTCGGCCGGCAGGTGCTGCGCGCAGCCGTCGCGATCGAGATCCTCGAGCACGGCGAGGTCGTCGCTGTTGAACCCCATGTGCTGCAGCGACTCGATCGTCCGCGCCGTCGTCTTGTCGGTGAAGTAGAGCAGCGCGGTGATCGTCTCGCCCGCGAAACCCTCGTCGAGAACCTCGAAGCCAACGGCGATGTACTTTGTCGCGTTCTCGTTGTCGGACACGCCGAATCCGGTGTTGACGGCCTTGGCGCGATACGTGGCTTTCTCCTGAGGAAGCGACATGTTCAGATCTCCTTGCTCTGCGCCTGCGTCGCCGCGAGGCCGGTGTAGATGCGGTTGAGGGTGTCGGTGTCAGCGGTCGACAGCATGTCGAGCACCGCATGGCGCGTGGTTTGTTTGCCGGCGGCGGTCGTGAACTCGTCCGCGCCGATGCGGTTCAGCTCGGTGCGGATCTGGTCCGCGATCGACGGCTGGCCCGCGACGCCGCGCTCGCGCGCGATCGCGTCGGCGATCTGCGCCCACGGCCGCTCCGCCGGGATCTCGATCTGCGCGGGCATGGGCGTGACGAGCCGCCACTTGGCGTCCCACACCGCGTCGCGCGCGAGCTCGAGGATGCGGCGGTTCGTCGTCCAGCCCCGCGCGCGCTTGTCCTGTGAGGCGTCGTCCTCGAGCTTCTTCGCTCCGCCCTCGAAGTGGAGGAAACCGACGATGTCGCACCACTCGATGAGCGCGCCAGCGAAGCTCTTGTCGTTCGACGCGTGAACCTTGAGCGTCCAGCGGTGGTAGTTCTCGCCCTCGGGATTCTTGAACTCGATCGCCTGCGCGTGGCAGACGATGATCACGGTGACGCCGATCGCGCGGAGCAAGTCGAGCTTGGCCTGGAAGCGGCGCAGCTCCTCGATCGCGGCGCGATAGCCCTTGCCGTATCCGCCGCCGACCTTCTCGATCGAGTCGACCTTGTGCTTCGTGCACAGGTGTCGGTGGATCAGCGCCTCGATCGCGTCGCCGGTGTCGAGGCCGAACGCGCCGTAGCCGTAGCAGCGGTGCGCGATCGCGTTGTCGACGCCTTCGCACAGCTGATCGTAGTTGCGCGGCCGGAACTCGTCGGGCTCTCCGGGGTTGAACGGGTAGCGCGCGACCTCGAGCTGGCCGCTACCGCCCTCGACGTCCGCGAAGAGCGCGTCGGCGTCGGCGGTGAGCGTCGTCTTGCCGACGCCCGGCGGCCCGTAGATCAAGACGCGCGGCGGTAAGCCGAGCCGCTGCTTGACGATGAGCTTCGACAGGTCCCGCTGTGCGGGTCCGGACGGCTTCGTGGTTGCCGCGGCGGCCGGCCGCGGTGCGGGCGTCGATGTCGACGCGGGCGTCTTGCTGGGTGTCGGTGTTGCCATGCTGATGGCTCCTCGTGGTCCTGGCGGACCGGGTTAAGCCGCGCTCGCGATCTCGGGATGAGCCTCGCCACGCGGAAACAGGGATTCGTCGTTGATGGATGCGCGGCCAGTGCAGGCCGCGAAGTAGCTGCAGGCCTCGCGACCGCGCACGCACGCGTCGTAGGACGGTGGCGCCAGGCGCCTCTCGTCGAGCGCGCGCATCGACTCGACGGTGTCGATCAGGTCCTGGCGCATGCGCGGAAACTCGTTGTCGAGTCGAACCACGATGCTGCGAGCCAGGAAGTCGTCGCTGCGTTCCGCGACCTCGTCGGCGACTCGGTCGATGAACTCCTCGATCGTCTCGTCGGTGTCGCGCTGGTTCGCGTGGAGCCGGGGCGCCTCGGGCTTGCCGTCGGCGTCGAGCCGCCATCCGCCGCCCTTGCAGATCGAGCATGGGTGGTCGCCGACGACGCCGCTGCCTTGCTTGCCCTGCAGGTTGCCGCCGCAGATCTTGCAGCCCTTGTTCTGGGTGTACTTGCGGATCTCGATCGGCGTCGCGAGCTTGGGATCGTGCATCGGTCGCTTGAGCACGTCGTAGACGCAGCCCGCGACCTCGACATCGAGACCGAACGCTGCGCCGTCGACGTAGATGCTGACCTGCGTGTCGATCGCGAGGCGGTCCCAGTACAGGGCGCCCGCGCTGGTGTCGGCGGTGCTCGTCTTGTGCTCGACGACGTAGCACTTGCCGTCGCGACGATCGCGGATGAGCGCGTCGATCTTGCCGCCGATCTCGATGTCGCCCAGGAAGTACCGGAACTCGACCTCGACGGCCAAGATCTCCCAGTCCTCGGATCCCCAGCGCGCGTCGTACGCGACGACGAGCACGCGCATGCGGGCGCGGTCGACCTCCGACACGTCGAGCTCGTCGATCGTGGCGAGAGCTGCGCCGACCCGATCTTCGCCAGCCTTCCATGCCAGGTACCACTGCTCGAGCGCCTTGTGGATGCCGGTGCCGAAGGCCATCGCTGCGGTGGCGTGCGTCATGATGCGCAGCGCGTAGCGGTAGAAGTGGGCCCGCTTGCACTGGTTCCAGACGCGCAGCCGGGACGCGGTGTAGAGCTCGCTCACGCAGCCCTCCTCGACGCGAAGGTGCGGCCGGTGAGGTTTTCGCGCTGGGTCTTCACGACGATCGCCTCTCGTTGTCGCGGACGATGCGGAGGTGCGGCGCGTTGCGGGCGAGGCGGCGGCGCGTATCGCGATCGAGCGTCGAGCGCGGCAACCGCGGATCGCGCCGCATCGACTGAAAGCCGAGCGTCAGCACCACGCCGAACACGATCGCGACGGCGTAGGAGAGGAGGTTGAAGGGCCAGAGGAGGGTCATGGCTTGAGCGCTTTCTGTGTCGCCAGCACCTTCTCGACGGCGTTCATGCCGATATGCGCGACCTTCATCAAGTCGACAGGAAGGCCAGATTGCTCCAGGTGCGCTTCCTCCATGAAGATGCGCACGTATTCGAGTGCGCTGATTTCCTCGTCGGACAAACGGAGCGACTCAAGCTGGCCTACGACTGAGGCATTCTCGCGCAGCAGCTCGCAGTAATCGGAGTCGCACTCCTGGCCCTTGAACAAGTTCACAGACACGATAAAGCTGCCGCACACTTGGCAGTTGACCGCGCCGTTGCAGACGACGATCGCCGAGTTCACTGAGCGCCTTCCTTGCTGCACTCGTAGCAGTTGCCGCCTTGACAGTCGTGGCGACACCGACACGGCACGAGCGGAGCTTCGCAATCGAGGCAGTAGCACTGCGGCGACGTCTCTGACGTGCACGTCGTTGTCTTGCACCAGCGACACACAGGTCTCTCCTGTCCTCTCGCCAACATGGCGATCTCGATGTTGATGCCGACCATCTCGGCGTAGATCTGTTTCGCTCGGTCACTGTCGCCAGCGTCGAGCGCGGCGTTATGGCTAGCCTGGAGCTGGTGCCAGCGGTGTTGCAGAGCGAGGGCGATGGAGGCGGTCATGATTCCTCGTCTGCGGCGTTTGGCCCGAAACGGATCAGCCGCTGCGTTGCGACGCGCCTGGCCTGCTGAAACCCTGGCAACGAACTACACTCGCAGTCGTTTGGGCAACTGCACTTGCATGTACCTGCCTCAGATCCGCCAAGGCAGGTCAGCTTGCAGTATTCTAGGAATACGCCTTTCACTTCGACCTCTGGTCGTGAATCGCTCCGCAGTTACACGTCCACAACATGTGCTCAATGCGGCGCATGCGAATCAGTCCTGGACACCGCATGCAGTACGGCCGGTAGTTCGGATCGCGTTCGACGTTGCGTGCGATTTGCGCGAACCGTTCGTCGTCGACGATGATTTCGTTCCAGTCGTTCACGCCGCCCCCCCCACTTTCCACGTGTTGAAGCAGTCAGCCAGTTCCCACGCGGCCTGCTCGATGGCACCCGGCTCGTCGCTGCAGCCACCCCAGCGTTCGCCGTGCGGCGTGACGACGTTATAGCGGTAGAGCTGCATGTGCGCGTCAAAGCGGACCGTGACCGTGCACGCGAGCACGTCGGACTCGGTGATGGTGGGAGGGAGATGCGGAAACAGACTCTTGATGACGCTCACTTCTTCCTCCCCAACAGCCGCTTGATCTCCACCAGCCTCGACTCGTACGTGATGCGATTGAGCGGCTCGCGCGGCAGCCGATCGACGATGTGCTGACGTTCGGCGATGAGATCTTCGTCGCTGGTCGTCTCGTCCGGTTCGTCCTCGAGCGGGCCGAGGGCGGCGAGGCGATGGGTGTAGTTGGGGAGGTCATAGGAGGGGCGGGTCATGGCTGCTCGCTTTCCGACTGCTCGCCAAGCATGCGATTCGCTTCGGCAAGGTCGCCCTGCAGCCGGCGCACTTCGGCGCGCAGGAATTCGTGCTCGTCGAGCAACAGGTCCCAGTTGTTGAACGCGCAGACGATGAACCTGGCGTTCGCCTCACTCTGCGGACCATTGCCGGTGACGGCGACATAGATCGACTCGGCGCCCGTAACGTCACAGCATTCCGGCGCGTCGAAGTGCACGACGTAGATGCCGGTGTTAGGTCCGCGCTTGAGAGCGGTCTCGAATTTGACGAGCGCAGATTCGTGGTCCTTGCCTGCAATACCGAACTTTAATTTGGTAGACGACTTCGCCGTCGCATTGGCACGCATCGCATGAAGCATTTGCATCTCGGAATCGGTCATCACAGCACCTCGTAGGTTCGGCCGTTGATAGAAGCGAACGTTGCAATCACAGCGTGGCAGCGCTCGCCGCTGTACTCGACGAGGAGACGGACGTCGCGAGCGCGGCCGGCTTGGGTGTAGCGGCGGAGGAGACCGGAGGCGTTAGCGGCGGTCATGGCTGTACCTCGCGTCGATGCCGAAGACCTCGTCGATTCGAGCCTGCGTGTTCTCGGACGTCACCGTCCGATGGAACACGTCAGTGCAGATTTGGACTTCGCCTCCGACCTGCATTGCGGGATGCAGGTGCGGCTTGGGCGAGTTGCAACGCGGGCAGCGGCTCACCTCCCGCCTCCCACCGGCTTGATCAGCAGCCCGTACGCCCTCACGTCATCGCGCCGCGCCTTGCAGACGGAGCAGAGGCACGACCGGGGACGCTCCTGCTCGGCGCGGATGGCGGAGGAGCGGTAGGAGTCCATGGCGGATTGTTCGTAGTTGGACCAGTCGCTCATGGCGTCAGCACCTTCCCAATCAGGTCATTGAGCGCATCAACATTCAGAGTCGACACCTTTCGACCTGACTCGTACTTCGGCAGCTTCACGCCAGCCTTGCGCAATTTGCACGACCGGATGCGGCAGTAGTCGATGCTCTGCCCAGTCTTCTGGGCGACCTGAGCAACGCTGGTGGAGCTGACCCACGCGCGCACGAATTCTTCGTTGGAGACGAACCTCTTCAATTGCTTCACGACGCCACCTCCGCCACGACGAAGCCGATCTGACTGCGGTGCCACTCGTCGACACGGTCCTCGCCTTCGAGGTGCACGCCGTACGTGTCGGCGGCGGTCCCGTAGAGCAGCAGGCCTGGACGACCCTCGACCGTGACCGCGAGCGGCTGGACGAGGTAGGCGCGACGGTTGTCAGCAGAGAGGAGCGTGGTGTCGAGCATGTATACTCGGATAACCCGAGCATTCATTCCCGTCAAGACATTTCGCTCGGAAAATCTGAGCGTGCAGAATTCTCGACGACGAATCGCCACATCTGCGCGCGCAACGCCCTGTAGGCCTCGCGGTTGGTCGCGCCCAAGATCGACATCTTGGTCACCCACTCAGCCATCGTTGCCGACGGCTCCTTCGCTCGCTTCTCGTCGCTCATCGGTATCGCCTCAGGCGGCTACGCCGTTGTTATGAGACGACCCTATCAGCCCGATCTGACGGCCGAATCAGACGTTCCGGATTTTAGCGGATCGCTTATGTTTTCGGCTTAGACGTGACCGTGCGCACCATCTGGGCGATGAGTTTCTCGGCCTCGGGGCCCGACTTGCCTTCGATGATTTCGGCCGCGCGCTCCAGGAGATCTCGCTGCTCCTTCGTCATGCGCGCGAATCCGTGCACGAGCTCGCCAGCATCGCGCGACGTCGTTGGAGGCATCGGCGGATCCCAGCCAAGAAACTCGTGTACGGGCTCCACGATCTCGCTGGTCTGATACTCCTTGCCGTTTAGGATCGTCGATAGCTCGCCCGACGAGTATTTGAGCCCGCGTTCCTTCATGAACTCGAGAAGCCTCGCCTGAGAGCCGCGCCCCTTCTTCTCGAGCGCAGCCCGGACCTCTACGCACCAATCCTTGGTGATCGGATAGGCCAAGTATTCCTTGTGCTTCGCCACTCTGGAAATCAGAGCAGCGAAATCGCTCGGGTTGTCCGAGAAGTTCCTTGACAACTTGCTCGGGTTACCCGAGTAATGTGTGGGTATGAATTTCGGCAAGGCGATCGTGTCCGCGCGAAAGAAGGCGGGCCTAAGCCAGGTCGATCTGGCGAAGAAGCTCGATGTGGCAACCGGAACCGTGGCCGGATGGGAACTGGGGCCGGGCAAGGAAAACGGTCACGGGTTCCCGCTTCATCGTCTCGACGACATCGCCAACGCACTCGGCCTCTCGGTCGACGCCCTCATCAAAGCAGCGAAGGTCCCGTGACCTCAATCGTACGTTCCGTCCGGGTGCTGGCACCCGTTCTGCGGCTCCGTGATGTCACCTGGATGGCTATGGCGGAACGCCAAGCAGATGTCCATGCGCGGGAAGCACGAGAGCGAGCCATCCTTGCTTTCCGAGCACCACGGACGATCGGTGAGGTAGCAACCGATCACGTCACCGACGCCAGCGCTGCATTCCTTGCTCGTCCTGTAGCACTTGAGATCCATGTCGGGCGTCGGCCTTACCTCGTCGGGATGGTCCCGGTAGTCGACGTGGACAGGCAGCACGCAAGCCCAGGCGTCGGGCTTCTTGGCGCAGCCTGCGAGCAAGACGGCGGCGAGGATGACTCTGGTCATTTGGGCCAAGCGTCTCACAAATTCAGCGTAGGGATTTCGCCGTCGGTTCGCCACGTGAGCGCCGGTTGCGAATCCACACCCCGTTACACCCCTGGAGTTTCGCTGTGCTAGCTCAGCCCGAACTTCCGTACCGCGCCCGCCACATTGGGTGCGAAGCCTGGGCCCGCAAGCTCGAGGTTATCCGCGCCGCGGTGAACTTGCTCACCGCGAAGAACGTCGCCGACGAGCTCGACATCAGCGGCTCGGCACTCGCCGACGCGCTCAACGAGCGCGACAACAAGCGATGGGCCGCGCGGTGGTGCTCGGTCCTGATCGTGATGCTCGGCCAGCGCGGCGACGAGGTCGCGCTCAAGCTACAAGGCGCGCTGCTCGAGTCGGACGCCGAGTTGACGCCGTATCGCGTCGAGGAGCGCCAGCCGCTGACGCCGAAGGAGCTGGCAGCGGCGTACGAGCGCGAGTTGTCGCGGCTCGGTGATGTCGGACGTGAAGCGATGGCGCGAGCTCGGCGAGGTGGCAAGTGACCTCCCTCTGGACCCGCCATCCCGCCGCGACCTCCTGGTGTCTGGTCGTCGCCGTCCACTCCTCGGTCGTCTCGGCCTGTCGTGGGCGGTTCAGCATCTTCGACCATGCCGAGTGGTCCGAACGTCCGCCGCATGCGGAGCGTTGTGATTTCTGCCAAGGGGTTGCGATCGACAAGCGGTTGCGCGGGTTGGCGGAGCTGGAGGCGATGGCGTGATTCGACCGTTTCATCGTCAATCTCCAACATCTCGCCGCGGGACAGCTGCGCAGACGCCTAGTCTGCCTCGCCCTGCGCGCGGACGCTCCAAGCTGTGGTCGCCGGGTAAGCCGCTCGACCCGAAGGCGCTCGGCGCCGCAATGCGTGAGCAACGCGTCCTGGCCGATATGTCGATCTTCGACGTCGCACGCCAGAGCGGATACAGCGCGATGGCGATTGCCGGTTGGGAGCGTGGCCACACGACACCGTCTGTGGCTGGGCTCTATGCGTACGCCAGAGCCGTGGGCGTCACGGTTCGCGAGGTGCTGCCGTGACCTCCTGCCCTCTCTGCCGCTGCCCCTGCGCTGTGCTGCTGACGCATACGCTGCGGATTGGGAAGCGGACGCTGCAGTGGCAGGAGTGCGTTAGCTGTCATTTGAAGGCGGAGGCGCGATGAGGAGCGTCGAACAAGCGCGCGTCGCTCGTCCCCGTCTCGGCACGCGCCGCACCTTCACCGGCACGCTGCGCGCGGGATGGCTCCGCGTGCATCGCGGCTGCTGGGTGGTCGTCGTCGACGAGAACGGCGATCGCGTCGAGCACAAACGCGACGCGTCGGCGCGTCTTCGCGCAAGCCACTACCAAGTCCTGATCTCTTCAACCGACGTCGTTGCGAACCCGCTCTGCGTCGCACTCACAGAGATCCTCGACGTCAAACTCGCGGGCTGGGACGAGGACTGGCGCGTCGTGCAGCGCAGCTCGGACGGCGTCGTCGTTCCCGATGGATCCGTCTTCGTCAACGAACTACCGCGGTGGGCGCGGAGGGCAGCATGAGTTTTCGAGCGAAAGCGATTCCGACCGTCTACAACGACGTGCAGTTCCGTTCGCGTCTCGAGGCGCGATGGGCTGCGTTCTTCGACATCGTCGGTTGGGGCTGGGACTACGAGCCCTTCGATCTCGACGGCTACATCCCGGACTTCGTCTTGAAGTTTTACAAGCCGCTCATCGTCGAGGTGAAGCCCATCTACAAGTGGCCATGTCTGGTCGCTGACTGTCGCGATCCGCACTGTCGTCACGACTGGGAACTCGCCGCCGACATCAAGAAGATCCGAAGCTCGGGTTGGGACGGCGAGGCAATCATCGTCGGTTCGGCATGGTGGCATGGCGACGCGGGCTCGCCACTCCTCGGCAAGTTCGTCCAGAGCGACATCTTCCCCGACGACGCCGTCGGTTTCGTGTGCAACCAGTGCAATCAGGCTTCGATTCACGCCGGCTACGGCCTCTTCGAGTGTCGCTTTGCTGGCTGCGGCGATGGCGACCACCACATCGGCGATGAGATCGACCCGTCGCTCTGGCGGATGGCTGGCAACCGCGTGCAGTGGAAGGCGCCGAAGTGAGCCTCGAGACGCTCAAAGCGAAGGTCGACAAGTACACGCCGGGCTTCTACCGGATGATTGACGATCCCGAAGCGACCGACCGCGCCGCAGTCCGCATCTCGCGCGACGAGGCCGCTCGGTGGAACACGCCCGAGCTCGGCTACGGCATCTTCATGACCGTCAACGCCTTCGACGGACCGCGCAGGAAGGAGTACCTGACTCGCATCTGCGCGTGGGCGATCGATATGGACGCGGGGACGAAGATGGAGCAGCGCCGACGTCTCCTCGCATCCCCGCTGGTCCCCTCTCTCATCGTCGATACCAAGGCGGGATATCACGCGTGGTGGCTCGCGCAGGCCGGCGCCAAGCCGGAGCATTGGAATGCGATCGTGCTCGAGCGGCTCGTGCCGTGGTTCGGCAGCGACAAGAACGCGCGCGACCTCTGTCGCATCCTGCGCGCGCCTGGCTACCTCCACCTGAAGGATCCCGCCAATCCTTTCAAATGCCGAATCGCATGGCGCCACGACGTTTCGTACAGCGAACGCCAGATGGCCGATGCGTTCCCATGGGTCCCCGACAAGAAAGCGGCCGAAGAAGAGAAGAGGCGCGAAGCGGAGCGCGTTCGCCGCTCCTCGGCGACCTATGCCATCGTCGATACCTTCTGGGATGCGGTCTACAACCTCGACTGCGAAGAGGGGCTTCGCCGCCTCTCTGGCCACTGGGCATGCCGCGGCGAACACTTCACGTTCTCGCGGACCGGCCGCGGCAACCTAAACATCTTCGCCGACAAGAAGTCGACGCCCTGTTTTGTCGACGAAAATAGGCGCATCGGATCGCCGAGCGGAGGTGGACCTACGCTCGCGCAGTGGCTCCGCTGGTATGGCCACGACTGGAAGACGGTCGTTGCTGTGCTCAAGGAAGTATTTCCGCAGCTCGACGAGATCGACCGCGCAGAGAAAGCGGCCAAGCACCCCCACGCGAGGGCAGCATGATCGACCGCGAGCAATTCACCATGCGCAAGCCGTGCAAGTGCGGCTCGATGCTCGGTCGCATCCGCGAGGTCAACGGCCAAGATACGGTGCGCTGCATCGCGTGCGAGACGTACTGCTATTGCGCTCCGCGAACCGAGACGGGCAGAGCACAGCGCTCAGTAACAACCGTCCACAACGGGATCAAGCCGAAGCTACGCTCGCGCATCATCGAGCGCGACGGCAATCGCTGCCAGTGGTGCAAGGCCGACGACCGGCCGCTGCACGTCGGACACATCGTTAGCGTTGACGCCGGCTTTGCAGCTGGACTAACCGACGACGAAATCAACGACGAGGAAAATCTCGTCGCGCAGTGCGAAGAGTGCAACCTCGGACAGGGTGCGCTTCCGATGCCGCTGCGCAACGCAATCGTGATTCTTCGGGCGCGCATCTCGTGGCGCCAGAAGCAGGAGCGCTCGTGAGCGCAGAACCGACCGACCCACTCGCGTTCGATTACAATCTCGGCTTCCGCCCGAGCGCGGATCGCTCCAAGTCGGAGCGTGCAGACCGGCTTGCGAACGCCGACAAAGCGATGCCGTTCCACATCGGTTTTCTCGACGACTGCCTTCGCGCTCTCCTCCCTCACGATCTCATCCTCCTCGGCGCCGCGACCGGAGTCGGAAAGACCGAGCTCGCGCGGCTGATCGCGACGGCGAACGCCGCCAAAGGCAAGCGCGTGCACTACTTCGCGCTCGAGGCCGAGCCGAACGAGATCGAGCGTCGCATCAAGTTTTCGATCCTCGTCGACCTCATGGCGGCGAATGACTTCCGCGTGCGCGGCGTCTTCAACTATCTCGACTGGTACCTCGGCAAGTTCGAGGGTCAGCTCAGCGAGATCGGACTCGATGCCGAGGCCGATGCCGTATTCGCGTCGACATTCGGGAATCGCCTTCACACGATGTATCGCGGGCGGCAGTTCAACGCATCGCACATTCAGAAGCTGTTCCTCGCAATCCAGGACCAGACCGATCTCATCGTGCTCGATCACCTCCACTACGTGGACGTCGACGACGACAACGAGAATCGCGGCCTCAAGAAGACGATCCAACTCATCCGCGACACGTCGCTCAGCGTTGGTAAGCCCGTCATTCTCGTCGCGCACCTTCGCAAGCGCGACAACCGCATCAAGTCGATTGTGCCGTCGCTCGACGATTTCCACGGCTCGAGTGACGTCGTGAAGATCGCGACGCGCGCGATACTCCTAGCCCCCGCCTTCTGCGAGCGGTCGCCGCAGAAGCACATCGCGCGCACGTTCATGACGTGCGACAAAGACCGCCACGGTGGCGCGACGCACATGATCGCGTGCGTCGACTTCGACCGGCGATCGAGGAAGTACGCCAGCAACTACACGCTTGGACGTCAAACGAAGTCCGGCGACAAGTTCGAGCCGCTCAACATGGGCGAGATCCCATTCTGGGCGACGCGACATCAACCCCTGTCCACGCCGATGGACCCGACGCGGTTCGCGGCAGGCAAGGAGTGGGACTGATGGACTGGAGCAACGAGCTGTACGTGAAGCTGTACCGGCGAGAGACGGATGACGATCTGTTGCTCAGCTGGGACGCTCGCGCGCTGTGGCACGAGATGTTGAAGCGGTTCGATCGCAGCGGACTTCTCACGACGCGCCGAGGTGTCCTCGGACTTGCGGCGCTTGTGAGGGGTGACGTCGCGGTGATCGAGCATGCGATCGCGGAGCTTGAGCAAGACGGCCGGGTGCGTCGTGTCGATGCTGGCTGGCTTGCGCCAAACTTCGTGCCAGCTCAGGATGCACGGAAGAACGACCGACTGCGTCAACAGGAGGCGAGAGAGAAGCGAAGGCGAGAGGCAATAAATAGTATCGAACCACACAATGACGTCACAGGACGTGACGAATCGTCACACGACGTCACACGTGGTCACGAGCCGTCACACGATGTCACGCCGTGTCACTCTGAGATCAGATCAGAAGAGAAGAGACGATCCGAGACGAGCGCGCCTACGCGCGCGATCCCTTCAGATCTTTCCGAGATGCGACTCGAGCCGCTGACCTGGAATCCGAATCGGTTCCTCGGGTTTGTCGGCGAAACGAAGGTCGGGCTTTTCGAGAGAAACACGCTCGGCGAGCTCGTCGAGGTGAAGCCGTGATTCTCCTCGCTATCGATCCCGGCAACGAACAGAGCGCGTGGGTGCGGTACAGCACGAAGGAACGGCGGCTCTTGAACTTCGGCAAGCAACCCAACGCCGAGGTACTTGAGGTCGTCGAGAGTCATGCCGCAGACAGCCCGTCGTACACGCCGCAATCTCCGCTCGCAATCGAGATGATCGCTAGCTACGGCATGCCTGTCGGTGCCGAGGTATTCGACACATGCCGCTGGATCGGTCGTCTCGAACAGGTGTGGATGACCAACTACTATGGTCTCGGGGCGCAGCTCGTCTACCGCCGCGACGTGAAGCTCCACCTGTGCGGTCAGGCACGCGCGAAGGACGCGAATATCAGGGCTGCCCTCATGGACCTGTTCGGGCCAGGGAAGGAGCGCGCGATCGGCACGAAGAAGACACCAGGGCCGCTCTACGGCGTGACTGCCGACGTCTGGTCTGCCCTCGCCGTGGCAGTCACGGTGAGCACCAACTCACAACAGCCGGCCATCAGCGCAGGAGTACAGCCATGATCTGGACCATCGTCGATCCCACCCCAGTCAACCGCCGCATCCTGTGCCGTTGCGCACGCGTTTGCATTTCACGTCAGGCGGAGCGAAGCGACACGACCACCGCCGAAGAGATCGCCAAACGGATTCGTGATTCCCAATGACCACCGCCATCGACATCCTCACCCGCTACGTCCCCGGAGCCTCCGAGCTGGCCCATAAGCTCGCGGAGGCCGAGTCCCGCATCGAAGCCCTCGCCTCTGACCGACGCGCCCTCGCGGCTCGTGTGCAGCGTCTCGAGCTCGGCCAGTACGAGCAGACCGTGCACTGCTCGGGCCGCTGTGGCGCGTCGCTGTGCGTCACGCCGGCTGTGGACGAGGCGGACTTGCCCGGGGTGCTTCGGGCGGCGAAGTGGGTGGTTGGTGCGGATGGAGCGTGGTGCAGGGGGTGTAGGTGAATGCGATCTACAACGAAATCGAGCCGTATGCGTGCGAGTGGCTCGATGCGCTCGTCAACGCCGGCCATATCGCACCCGGCCGAGTCGAGCGACGAAGCATCGCCGACCTCACCGCCGATGATGTCGCTGGTTCCGGACAGCGACACTTTTTCGCTGGTATCGGCGGCTGGTCCGCCGCACTTAGACTCGCAGGCGTCCCTGACGACGCCGACGTCTGGACCGGTTCGTGCCCCTGTCAGCCGTTCAGCTCCGCGGGCAAGAGGAGCGGAACACGCGACCCTCGACATCTTTGGCCAGCATGGTTCGCACTCATCGAGCAGTGTCGCCCTCCAGTCATCTTTGGAGAGCAGGTTGCGAGCCGAGACGGACTCGCGTGGCTCGACGCTGTTTACGCTGACCTGGAACGATGCGGTTACGCCGTCGGGGCGGCGGATCTGTGCGCTGCGAGCGTCGGCGCGCCGCATATTCGACAGCGACTCTTCTTCGTGGCCTACTCCGACGAGACAAGACGCAGCGAGCTCGGGCAGCGCTGGGTACGCGGAGACCAAGACGCATCACGTCGGAGTGACACTGACGGACGCAGCGCGGATGGCGTCGGCCACGACGCCAAGAGCAGAGGATGGATCGAAGGGAACGCGATCGGATGCCGGAGCGGAGATCGAGCGTCGACGAACACAAGCAGGGATCGACCTGCCGACGACAGCGAAGCTCAGTGGCTGGCGAACGCCGACATCGCTGACGCCAAGCACCGAAACAAATCGCGAGGCCGGCGACAGTTGCAACCTACGAGCTATGCGCCTGCTGGTGTCTGGTCTGACTGTGAATGGATCAACTGCACCGACGGAGTCTCGCGGTCAGTTGAACCCGGCACATTCCCGCTGGCTCATGGGGTATCCGGTCGAGTGGGACGTCTGCGCGGATACGGCAACGCAATCGTCCCGCAAGTCGCGGCGGCGTTCATCAGGGCAGCGTTAACATGAAATCCTGCGCCATCTGCACCCGCCTCACCGCCCGCGGCGCCATGGAGCGTCTCGACGGCGAGGGTCCATTCTGGATCTGCCACGCGTGCTCGACAGAAGCTGCGACAGAGCGGCGCGGAGCTCGCCGAGGATCTCAATGGTGACAACGGCGATTACGAGATGTTGACTGAGATTGCCGCCCGCATCGCCGAGCTGAGAAAGCGTTCCACGTGAAAGCATCCTATCGAGTAAGCATTGACGTTACTTACGTGATGCGGTAACCATCGAATAACCAGGGCATCAGTGAAATCGTCAACTAACCTCGGTGCAGTGCAGTCGCCGACTATCAACGGCGTCAAGCTGTCGCGTCATGCACTGACGATCGAGGCCGGCCGACTCAACGCGATCGCGCGCCAGGTCGGCTTTCGACTGCGCCAGTGGTTTCGCGTCAACGTGTCCGAGACGCAGTTACCTGATGCCGCCGAGGTGTTGCCGTATTTCAAGTGGTACAGCGATGTCGTGCTCGGCTTGCTCAAGGAGCATCGCGCCCGCGCTGGTCTCAAGCCCGAGAAGGGCGGGATGCCGTTGACCGACGAGGAATTCGAGCGGGCGCTACTCGCCGAGCTCGCGGAGCTGCAGGCAAAGAGAGAGAAGAGTGGGGCGGTAGATGTGCCGTCTAGCTCCGGTACGCATGCGGAGGCCGCTGCTACGCCCGAAGCTGGGATGTTCGACTTCGGCGAGGGAGGCGAGGAGTGAGGATCGACTGCCCGGCCTGCAGCCTGCCGTTTACGCTTCATCACGCGAGCGTGTGCGGCTACTGGCACGCGAGTCCGCCGCTCACCAACGCCGAGAAAGTAATCGTGCGCGCTGGCGGTAAGATTCGTGAGGCCGCAGCAGCCGAAGCGCACGAACGCGCCTACGGCCAGGGCTGGCGTCGTCGAGCGAGGTGCGTGTGAGCGCTCGCCTAGGCTTCTCGCTTCGCGCGCTACGCCGCCTGCATCCTGCCGCCTGTGATACCGATGCGCGTCTCGTCTGGAAGGACGGAGACCGACTGAACATCGGCATCGTGCAGCCACGATACGAAGGCGAATCGTGGGATCGATACTTCGTCCAGGTTATCGCGATGTGCGGCCCGCGCGAGTTGCGTCTACTCGGCCTGCAGATGATTCGTCACGCCGAGAACCTCGAGCACGATGATGATGACATCGAGGTGGTGTTGCCATGAGCGCTCTCCGCTGCTCCTCCTGTGGAATGAACTTCTACGATACGCCCGAGGAACACGCCGAGCTGTGCTCCGACATCTCGAGCGGCATCGTCTCGCTCCGCTATCCGCGTCTACCGCTGGCCGACCTGTTCGGCTACGCCCACGACCATATGATCGTTGTCGGCTGGCAGCTCGTTCGCGCCGTGATGCAGGACGTCCAGCAGCGCAAAGAGGGCGACCGGCGAACGATGATGAGGGTGACGCTGTGACCGGCAGGCAGATAAGAGGCATCGCAAGATATGTCACCGAGCTAGCCTCTATCGCAGGTGATTGCGTCGGAGAGTTCAGACTTGCCGAGGACTTCGACGGCTTCGAGCTAGTGCTATTCGATACGCGCGTACAGCGGACGCCTGTGGTCGTGGAGCAAATCGAGGCCCTCGCAATCGAGGGCGTGACATCTGATTGCCTGCCCGATTTGATCACAACTGTATTTGACCGCGCACACGCAAGGATGCTGGGTCAATGACCTTCACCATCCGTCCGCCTCGCGTCACCGATCAGGGCTTCGTCGCCAAAACCTGGGCGACCTCGCTCGTCTCGATGCAGACGGACCGATCGACGCCGTCGCATGTCTGGCGCGAGCTGTTCGCACCGGTCAACAAGACGATCGACGGCATTCTCGACGACACGGCGCGGACTCGGCTCAAGATCGCATGCGACGCGCAGCGGACCGATGACGTCTTCGGCTGGCTGTGCTACGCGCCGATGAAGGCAGCGCGGCTTCTTCACTACGTTTACGTGAGGAAGCGCCGTCGCGGTCAGGGCATCGCCCGCGCGCTGATGGCCGCCGCTGGCATGGCCGACGATCGCCCGCTGTGGTGGACGATGAAGGGGCCGAGCGGGGATGAGTTGATTGCGAAGATGCGGACGACGTGCATTCACGTCCCGGTGAAGGAGTATCTTGCCGCATGAGTCGCGGGCTATCGAAACAGCAGCGCGCCATCATCGACATGTTGCGCGACAATCCCCGCGGGATGACTATTCAAGCCTTGTATCGAGCCGAGGTGATGAATAGCAAACAATCGATCCATCGCGCGCTGCTGTCGCTTGGGCGACGCGGCATTGTCGCTCGTCGAATCCGTTACCAGGGAGACTGACCTATGCGCTACGAACCCCTCGCCGCGAGAATCATCTGCGAGCCCTTCGAGGAGGGTCGCGTCACCAAGGGCGGCCTCATCATTCCCGACGCCGTCAAGGAGCACAAGCATCTCGCGTTCGCCAAGGTGATCGCAGTCGGCTCCGGTCGCGTCAACGCCGAAGGAAAGACCGTGCCGCTCACAGTCAAGGCTGGCGATGTCGTCGCGTATCCGCGTCGGCTCGCGGCAGTCCTGCCGCTACTCGACGAGCATGGCGAGGAGCAGACGACGTTGATGCTCGAGGAGTCGCAGTGCGTGGCTATCGTACACGACTTACCCCACGACACCGGCCTGACCGACGTCGCCGGCAAGACGCTGCTCGCGATGCGGCCGGTGTCGATGGCCAAGGCTGACTCGAGCTACCGCAATATCGATGAGCTCGACCGCGCGAAAGCGGAGGGGTGGGACGACGATGGGGCGGTGGACGAGTCGTGAGCGAGCGAGTCAAACACGTTGAGATGTACGACGGTCGGACGTTCTGCTCCGCGCTGACCGGCGAGCATGTCGCCTATGACTACGCAGGTGTTAATCAGCGAACATGGCATGACGACGTGACATCACTCGTCGGTTCTGATTGCGAAGACTGCCTTTCGCAAATCTACACGCTTGCGATGTGGGCCGAAAACGGTTTGTACGCCATGAGGAAGGCTGGGAAGCTTCGCCAAATCGGGGGAGCATCGTGGAATCCGCCCATCCCGAGCAGGCCATGACCGCCGCCCTCCCTCTCGCCCTACAACCCTGCTCCTGGTGCCTGATCGCACCGGCCACGACTTCCGTACTCGCCACACCATCCTGCGCCTCGTGCGCGACAACTGACCGCAAGACCCGCGTCGGCCGATGGCTGAAGGCGGTGGGAGGTAACCGAAAATGATCGACCGCATCGCATTCGTCACGCCCATCAACGTCAACGGTGAGGACCTACGTAGCTACGTCCGCACCCGCGACAGCCACAAGATCGAGGTTGTCGACAAGGGCAACACGTTCCACTTCTGGAAGAAGTCGGAGCCAGGGAAGAGGACGCGCGTCCCTATCACGAACATCGTCGACATCGCTGAGGTGGTCGACGAGGCGCCGGTGAAGGAGCAGAAGAAGTGAGCGACGATAACGCCGAGTCACCTTCGGTTCAGGACGTGCGCAGCGAACCAGGGAATATCCCATTCGTGCTGACTACTCGTCCTGATGCGATGCCCATCGGCCAGGAGCTCGACGCGCTCGTCGACTTCCGTGCCGCCGCCCGCAACCTCAAGTCCTGCGAAGCCGCCTTCCGCGCCGCACAGCAGACGTACGCCGAGGCGGTGAAGAAGCTCAGCGAGGCGGCGGCGCCGTGAGTGCGGCAGATGAGACGGTCGCCGAGCTTGCTGCAGCTCGCAAGGCGCGCGACGAAGCGCAGGAAGAATGCATGCGTCTCGACCGCGAGCTCGCCGCGGCGCATGAAGTGGCCGGTCGCACCGAAGCCCGCGTGACCGCGGCTCGACGTGCCCTCCTCGCGCTGGCAGGCAACGACTCAGCGCCTTAACGTCATGTCCGACCGCCGCGACGAGTTCCTCGAGCGCCTGGCTGCGCGCCACAAGGCGAGGGAAGCGGCGAAGGGCTCGGAGAGCGTCAAGGATTTGTGCGCGCGAATTCGCGCTTGGTACTACCCGAAGCAGGCGGGGTTTCTGCGGTCTGAGGCGAAGCGACGAGCAACGCTGAAGACGCGGCGCAGCGGTGCCACTACGGGCGGTTGCCGCGAACTGTTGGCGCGTGCCCTGGAACAGCCAGGGTTTCGCGCGACGTATTGCAACGAGACGCGTGACGAAGCGCGCAAGCTGGCGTGGAAGTCCGATACCAAGGGCGGACTCGTCGACTTGATCGAGAGTCACGGCAAGAAGCAAGAGCGCAAGATCGGAGTTCCGCACTTTGAACTCGGTGGCGTCATCGTCGAGGTTCGCGAACAGGATTTAACGCTCAATTTCGCGAACGGGTCCACGATCGACTTCTTTTGCGCCGACGACGAGCACGCGCTCGAGAAGATGCGCGGGCGCGCCAAGCACGTCGTGTGGGTAGACGAAGCGCAGAAGTTCCGCAATCTGGATACGTTCGTCCTCGCCATCATCGCCGCGAGCATGACGGATTTCGACGGCGAGACCTGGCTAACCGGAACGCCGAGCAAAGATACGTCGGGATACTTCTACAGAGTCACCGGCGACGATCGCGCACCCGGATGGGAGGTCCACGAGATCGCCGTCACGGATAACCCATGGTTCGGCGACACGGCAGAGGAGCGCTGGGCGCGAACCGCCGCCAAGGCACTGACGGACAACGCGTGGACCGTCGAGGAGCCAGACTTTCAGCGCGAGTGGATGGGCAAATGGGTCCATACCGACGCACTCTATGTCTACCCGATCCACTCGGTGCCTAGCCATTCGCTGTTCTACGCGCCGATGCGGCTCGATTCGAGCGGCTTCCCGGACATCCTGCGCGCGATGGAGGACCTGCCGCGGCTCAAGGGTCGCGCCGAGTATTTCCTGGGCATGGGGGCGGACCTTGGAACCACGCGGCCGTTCGGGCTGACCGTAGTCGCGTGGTCGCTGCACGATCCCTGGCTTTACGAGCTCGCGAGCTGGAAGCGCGCAGGCCTGGACTACGACGAGATGGCCGCGTACCTGCACGCCATCCAGCGTCAGCGGTTCTGCGGTCTGGTCGTGGCGGACGCGGGCGGCGGTGGTAAGCCAGCGGTTAAGGGTTGGTCGAAGAAATGGGTCGAGCGCTACGGTCTGCCCATCATCGAGGCGGACAAATCGAACAACGAGCTTGCCATCAAGCAGATCGGTAACGACATCAGACACGACCACCTGCGGATGCGCGAAGGGTCGCCGCTGGTCGAGGAGTGGAAGAAGCACCGCTGGCTCAAGACTCGTTCGGCAACGGGACTGCTTGTCGAGGACCCGACGACGCCGCACGATCTGTCCGACGCATACCGCTACATCCACCGCGAATCCTACCACCACCGCTTCCGTCCCGTCGACCCACCGCCCAAGCCGGGCACCTCAGCTTACGCATTGCGCGAAGAAGCGCAGATCGAGGAGGATTCGTACAGTGCCGAAGAAAACAGCTATCACTGACGACAGCCGCATCCGCGACCTGCTCATGTGGGCGCGCAAGCAGCGCATCGTTGTGTCGACAATTAGCGTCGGTGACGTTCACATGACCGTCGCCGACCTCGGCATGGCCGGCGAGAAGAAGACCGCCAAGACCGACGAGGAGCGCAAGGCGAACCTGTACGAGCAGTACGGCGGGAAGCCGCTGCAGGATGCGGCGGCGATCGAAGAGGCGAATAGCACGTACGATGAGGATGGGGAATGAGCAAGCCTAGCCGTTCAGTCGGCGCGGTCCGCTTCCATGCATCGTCGGCTCGTAGCTACTTCGAGTGCATCTTCCCGCGCTTGATCGGCGCCGGCGCTGCGTAGTGCGCTCCTGCCTTGCGCTGGACGCTGTAGCCAATCGCGACGGCTTGCGCGGGCGGTTTGCCAGCGGCGATCTCGGTCTTGATGTTGGTCTGTCGAGCGGTTTTGGATTTGGAGCGGATGAGGGGCATGGGCGTAGTCTACCGCTTCTCCCACACGCGATACGAGATGAGACCGTCTGGACCTCTTACGAAGTCCGCAACCAACTGTCGTTCGTCAGCCTCGAGCCGTTCAACGACGCTTGGCTGGTCCTGCGTCTTGCCGCGTTCGACCTCGGGCCAGCCGTCGAGCTGCGCAGCGAACCTGTCGTGATGCTCATCAGGGTTGTCGCTCGAGAACGTGCTGCGATACATCCGCTTGATGTTGGCAACGAAGTTCTCGATGCCGGTGACGGTTACGAGGCTCATCGCGTCGCAGCCTTCCATCCGACCTTAGCGACCTTCAGCGCATGAGCGTGCACCGCCCCGAGCCCGTCGTCTCCGCTCGGAATGCGATCGAACGTGTGAAACAAGCTCGCCAGCTCTTTCGCGGTCTCGCCGACCGATTCGATTTGCGCCTTGAACGCGTCGAGTTTCGTCTTGAGAACATCGAGTCCGCACGAAATCAATTCATGCTCCTGCGCCGTGGGCTTGCGGTATTCGCCGCCGAAGAACCACTCTTCGTCGCGGTGGTTCATCGCGTCGTCGAGGATCTGCATGGCCAGGTCGAGATAGCGACGTACCTTGTCGACCTCGCCGTTCTCCATGTCCCAATCACAGTTGTCGAGACTGCCGCCACTCATGGACGCCTACGCGGCTTGATAACGCCGTTGACAGTTTGGCGAACGTACTCGGACAGCGTGAGTTCAAGCGCGTCGGCGCACGACTGAAACCAGCGCTTGTCGGCGTAGCTGAGACGAAAATTGACCAGACGAGTCTTGTTCTCGCGCTTCACCTCGCCACCGCCTTCCCGCACTGCATCCGTATCCACGCCGCGAGACTGCGCCCATCGGCTGTCGCTGCAGCTCGCCAGGACTGCAAGTCTTCGTCACTCAACAGTAGCTTGAACATCCGCGTCAGCTTCGGAGCCATGGTGTCGATTATGGGTAGATCATGCCCATACGTCAATGGATCTTAGCATTTGGAGCGCATTCCCGTCCCGTGTACTCCTATCCATAGGTGGCCCGCGGTAAACCCATCCGTGCCAGACGCCGTCGCGACACTGACGACGACGGACCGCAGCGTTACGTGCGCTGGTGGAAGGCATCGGGCGACGAGGACGCGGCCGGCGCGCTGTGGACCTGGATCGACCGACTCCGTACCCGCTGGGCCGCGGACAACTGGATCGACCTGGTTCACGAAGCGATCTACGAGGGTCGCCCGCTCGGCACATCCGGCGACTATCCGGCGCTGCAACACCTGCGGATGCGCCGCGCTGCACCTGCGAACCTGAACGTAACGCAAGGCCTCGTCGACACCGCAACGGCTCGGCTCACCAAGCGCCGTCCGATGCCGTGCGTGTCCGCCGACGACGCGGGCTGGACCGAGAAGCTGTTTGCCAAGCGGACGTCGCGAATCCTGCGCCGCAAGATGGGCGGCTCGAAGATCGAGAAGATCAAGCCCGACATCATCCGCGACATGATCATCCGCGGCACGGGCTGCGCGAAGGTGGTCCGGTACGGCGGCGACGTCGCAGTCGAGCGGATTCCTATTTACGAGCTCGTCGTCGACCCACGAGAGGCCCGCTACGGCGAGCCCCGCAGCCTGGCGCATATCAAGCCGATTCCGCGCGAGGTGCTGATCGAAGAGTTCCCCGAGCACGCCGAGGCGCTCGAGCAGGTGTCCGAGTTCACGCGCATGGACCCGTGGACGCAGTACGCCTACGACGGGCCGACGTTCAGCGATCACATCGAAGTCGGCGAGGCGTGGCACCTGCCGTCGGGGCCCAACGCGATTGACGGTCAGCACATCATCACGTGTCGCGGCGTCGTGCTCCTGCGCGAGCCGTGGAAGCGCCCGCGGTTCCCGATTGCGCGCTGCCACTGGTCCAACCCGCTGCGTGGATTCCGTGGTCGTGGTCTCGTCGAGCTGCTGTCCGGCCCGCAGGCGAAGCTCAACGACCTCATCCACGACATTCAGGAGGCCGTGTACTGGGCCGGCATGCTGCACGTGTTCCTGCCCCGCGGCGCGAACATCAACAAGCATCACCTGCGCGCGCGGCATCCTAACGTCGTCGAGACCGACGGGCCCGCGCCGACGTTCGTCCCGCCCAACGCGATCTCCCCGTCGACGATGCAGCTCGTGCACTTCGTCATCCAGGAGATGCACGACCTGTCCGGCATCGACCAGGGCAGCGCGACATCGCAGTCGAGCCTGGGTCCCGACGCGTCCGGCAAGGCGCTCGAGACGATGGAGGACATCAAGTCTGACCGCTTCGCGCATGTCGAGTCGGGTTGGATGCAGTTCAACGTCGAGCTTGGCCAGCTCCAGATCGACGAGGCCCGCGCGCTGTACGACGAGGCCCACGGCAATCCGCTCAAGGTCGACGACCCGATCACGAAGAAAGAACTCGCCGCGTGGATCGCCGAGCACGACTGGAGCAAGGTCAAGATCGACGAGGGCGACTACCACCTCACGATCGAGCCGATCAACTTCCTGCCCGATAGCCGCGCTGGAAAGCTTTCGTTCGTCAAGGAACTATCCGGCGCCGGCCTGATCCCCGATCCGACGATGACCGCGGCTCTCTTCGATGAGCCCGACATCGCGCGCGCGAATCGCAGTGTCCTCGGCGCCTACCACGCGCTCGAGTACATCATGGAGAAGCTCGCCGATCCGACCGTCCCGATGTTCGACATCGCGCCGGATCAGTCGATGAACCTGCCGCTTGGCGTGCTGATGGCCAAGGCGGAGCTCAACGAAGCCTTCTCGCTCGAAGCTCCCGACGAGGTACTCCAGCGCTATCGCGACTGGATCGAAGCCGCCAAAGGCGAGATCGACAAGGCCGCGAACGCGCCGAGCCTCGCCGGGATGCAGGCGAACAACATGGGCGCCTCGCCAAACGCCGCGACGCTACAGCCGGGCCTGGGCGGTGCGCCGCCTCCGATGGGACCGCCAGGCGCGGGACCGATGCCGATGCCGCCGGGTCCGGGTGGACCAGGTGTGCCGCAGGGATTGCCACAACAGGGAATGGCAGCATGAGCAACGAACTCAAGACCGGTGACGACTACGACTCCAAGGCTGACTCGGACGTCTGCAAAGACGCCGAGGCCAAGCCGGCGACGCCCAAGGGCGGACGTCTGGTCACGCCGGATAATCAGAAACTGATCGACGAGGCGCGGAGGATGCCCAAGTGATCCGCGACGGCCACGACGGCTGGCAGCTCGAGACCTACTCCTGGTCAGAGCGCACCGGTATCGCGACACTCGTCTACGAGCATGCTGCGACTCGCAAGCACGTCGAGGTGCAGCGCGAGCAGCGGACGTACTTCACCTTCGGTAGCGAGGTGCAGTCGTGAGCGCCGACGACGATGACGACGACGCGCCGGCTATCACGACCGGCATGGAAGCGCCTGACGCGCCCGACGGAACGCCGAACACCGAGATCATCGGAGGTCACGGCGGAGCATCGGAGGTGATCGCGCCGCCCAAGGGTCAACAGCGCGTTATCAGCGCGAAGGCCCGCGAGCTGTTCGCGAAGGCCGCGAAGTCGATGAAGGAGCAGCTCGCCGCGGACGACGACGAGTTCACCAACGGTCTTGCGACTGACGAGCCCGAGCCGGTCAAGCCCGAGGAGACTGCTGCGGTCGCCGCCGCGATCGTCGAGCCTGCCGCCGCTCCGCCGTCGGCGCCACCGCCTGCCGCAGCGCTCGACCCCTCGATCGAGCAGCACCGCCAGCGCCTCGACATGCGCCAGGCGGACCTCGACGCGCGCGAGAAGGCCATCGCCGACCGCGAGAAGGTCGCGACGTCGAGCCTCGAGGACTACCAGAGCCGCTACTACGAGGACCCCGAAGGGACGCTCGTGGCGCTCATCCGTCGCATGACCGGCGCGGGCGACACCGACGACATCACCGAGGAAGTGGCGGACCTCATCACGGGTCTATCCGGCGCCGTGCTCAAGGTACCGCTCACGCCCGAGGTGAAGAACAACCTACAGAGCAAGCGCGCGCTCAAGACCGTCAAGGCGCACAAGGCGCAGCTCAGCAAGATCGACGAAGCCCGCGAGGCCAAGCGCGTCGCGGCGCAGCAAGAAGAGGAGCGCGGCCGGGCCGTCACGACCCTGTCGCAACTCATCACCAAGGAGGAACACGCGAAGCAGTTTCCGTATCTGGCAGCAGAGGACAACGCGGGTGCGCTGATTTTCGACGTCATCGAGACTCAGCACAAACGCGACGGAACGATGCTGCAGTGGACGGAAGCCGCCAAGCGGGCCAACGACTACTTGAACCAGCAATGGCAGCGCCATTACGACAAGCGCCGCCACCTGCTTAGCGCAGCGCCCGACAAGGCGCCGCCGAAGCCAGCCGAAGCGATCGTGCCTCAGGGAGACCCGTCAGGGATTCGCAGGTCACACACGATCACCAACGCAGCATCGGCAGCGACTGCCACTCCCAAGCCAAAGCAGCCGGATTCTCCGACTGTCGACGCGAACGGCAAGTGGGATCGGAGCGCTCACCGTGCTCGGACCGTCGCGAAGTATCGCGCCGCGTTCAAGCCGTCCGAGGAGTAGCGGACGATTCACGGGCGCCGAGCAGGTCAACACACGTCGATGAAAGTGTGACCTGCGATGAGTGGTTTGAACCTTACGAATTACGATCCAATGCTCAAGGAGCACTACGCTCCTGGCATCGTGGCCAATCTGGCCATGCAGAAGAACAAGGCCATCGGCATGATGGCCAAGAAGAACAAGAAGCCCGGCGGCGGTCGCGAGTGGGTGCAGCCGATTCAGTTCGGCATGCCCGGCGGCGGTTCGACGGACTTCCCGACCGCGCTCGCTGCGAGCAACAACAACTCGCAATACGGCGTGTTCCAGGTCAAGCGGGCCAAGCACTACCGCTTCGCGAAAGTCGACAACGAGACGATCGAGGCGACGGCCGACGGCGACATGGACGCCTTCGAGCCGGCGTTCGACGAGTTCGATCGCGCGATCGAGGCCGAGGGCAATTACCTCAACTTCCGCTTCTTCCGTTCGGGCGGCGGCTCGATCGGCAAGATGACCAACACCGCGTTCAACACCGCGGTGATGACGCTCGACGACGCCGCGGGCGTCTGGGGCGTGGTCAAGGGTGACGTCCTCAACCTGTCGACGGCGAACGGCAAGAGCGGCGCGCTCAAGGCCGGCTCGCTGACGGTGGCGAGCGTGCAGCGTCGCGCCGGCACGATCACGTTCACGGGCAACATCTCCGCGGGTGTCGCGACGGCGGCGACGAACGATTTCGTGTTCCTCGCCGGCGACTTCCTCGGCTCGGGCAACGGCGGCTCGATGGCCGGTCTCATCGACTGGATTCCGGATACGGATCCGTCGGACACGTTCTTCAACGTCGACCGCTCGCAGGATCCCGACATGTTGGGCGGCCTGCGCGTCGATGGTACGGACGGTCGACCGGTCCACGAGCTCCTGATCGACATGGTCGTCGAGGCGGACAACATGGGCGCGGAGCCCGACGTCGTGCTCGCGAACCCGCGCACGCTCGGCAACCTGTCCAAGCAGCTCGAGGGCAAGTGGATCATCCAGAAGGGCTCGGGCTACTCGGGCTCGAACCCGGACATCGGCTACAAGGGCTGGCAGGTCGAGCTCGAGGGGCACTCGGTGACGGTCTTCTCGGACCGCTGCTGCCAGGTCGACCACCTCTGGATGCTCCAGATGGACACGTGGACGATGTTCTCGGCCGGGCCGGCGCTGAACTTCCTGCAGAAGCGGGCGGGTTCGATCATCAAGGTCAGCGAGAACGCCGACGCGTACGAGGCCCGCATCGGCGAGTACGCCAACTTCGCGTGCAAGGCGCCGGGTTGGAACGTCCAGGGTCGCCGCGCCTAACCGAAGGAAAGGAGAAATACAATGAGCAACGCAAAGACCTACTTCATCGACCCGGCGATCCTCAGCCAGCAGTCGATTTCCGGTAAGGCCTCGCTGACGTCCGATCCGACCGCCGCTTTCTGGGGCACCGGCGCGGGTAACGGCATCCTCAACGGCCTCAACTACAACCACGGCTTCGAGGTTCTCGACACGACCGCCACGGCGATCGCGCTCGACGTGTACCGTACCGATCTCGTCGTCAGTAGCACGATGGCGTTCACGCTCGCCGCGCCGCTGTTCGACGGTCAGCGCAAGTACATCGTCTGCAAGTCGGCGGCTTCGACGCCGGCCGCGACGTTGACGATCACGAACCCCGAGACGGCTTCGGGATTCGCCTGCGCGTCCACGTTCTTCTTCGACACCGCAGGTCAGGCCATCCTGCTCCGCGGCGTCGGCGGACTGTGGCGCGCCGAGCGCGTCGATCGCGCTGGCGGCACGGCGAACAACGTCGTGGTCGGCACCACGGTGCTCACGGGTCTCAACCTGTGGGCGTCGTACTTCTGCTCGGTCACCGGCACGGTGTCGAGCACGACGACCAAGGGCATCCCGAACGGGTCGGCGATCGGCGAGCTGATGGCGGTGCGTGTCTCGACGGCTGCGTCGATTCCGTCCGGCACGATCGCGATCACGGCGCTGACCTCGGCGGGTGCTGCGGCGACGACGCTCGGCACGATGGCCGCGGTCGCGAACTACGCGACGTGTCGATGGAACGGCACGGCATGGGAAGTCATCGGCAACAGCACGCTGGTGACCTCGTAAGGAGGACGTCATGAACAGGGGCAAAGACCACAAGTTCAGCATTCCGCACTCCACCGTCGACTTCGTTGTCGCCGCGATGGGCGCGGGTGCTGCGGCTCCGACGGTGCCGCTCAACGGCAAGCTGACGCCAACGACCGCGACGTATCCGATTCGCGCAAATGGCATCAGCAAGCTGTCGACGGAAATCCCGACCCGGACTTCCGCAGGGCTCTACGTCATTACGTACAGCCACCTCCTGCCGACGATGTTGTTCGCGACCGGCTCGGTCGTGAGCGCCGGCAACTCGCCTACGGCGGCGCTCGTGGCCGACGTGACGATCATCGATCAGGTCAATCGCAAGCTGACGGTTCTCGTCTCGACACCCGCGGGTGTCGCGACGGACCTCGGCACGAGCGACATGCTGATCGTGCTCTGCCAGGCGCAGGACAGCTCGGTGTAACGAATGCGGCTGGTTGTCACAGGTTCATGCTTGAGTGCCATTGCGCTGCAATGGGAGTCGGCGCTCGTTCCGATGGTGATTCGTCACCCGGATCCAGCGCCGACGGTCGAGCTCGAGTTGGCCTATGGCAACCCGCCACAGCTGTCTTTTCGACTGGACTCGCACCGCGACACGGTCGAGCCCTGTCGAAAGCACAGCCCATTCAATGTTTCGACGACCACGCTGACGTACTTCCCCGGCCAGCGACTCGCGCGCGCGTGGGTTGCAGCGGCATGGGCTGGCTACGTCATGCACGAAGCACTCGAACTCGTCACGGTTGACGGCGTCCGGCCGATCGATCCGCACGCGAGCCCGAGCCTTGATGTCTGTCTTCGCGTCGGCATTCCGCCACTGCTTACCCCCGATACGCTGCGGGCCTCGCTGGGCGTTGTGATGACGTCCGAGGCAGTCAGCGCGCTCATGGAGGCCGCATGAGCTACACGCGCACGCTGCTGCAGTTGCGGACCGCTGTGCAAATCAACGGTCAGTACGAAAACAGCACGGACATCACGACGACGGTCCTGAACGACTACATCAACCGGTCGATCCTGGAAGGCTATCAGCTCATCGTCGCGAAGTGGGAGGACTACTACACGATCTTGGGCACGACGATCTCGGTTGTCGCGAACACGGACAGCTATGCGTTGCCGACGGACTTCTACAAGCTTCGCAAGCTCGAGATTCAGACGACGAACGGTCGTTGGACGAAGCTTCTGCCGCACGATCTCGACTCGTCGCACACGTTCCGTACGATCATCAACCGCCGCTACCGCTATCGCCTGCAGGCCGGCAATATCGTGCTCGTTCCGACGCCGACGGGTCCCGAGACGATTCGGCCCTACTATATCCCGACGGCGCCTCAGCTCGCAGCCGACGGAGACACGATCACGTTCGACGTCCCGCAGGAAGAGACGTTGATCATCGACCTAGCGTTGCGTCGCTGTTTCCGTCGCGAAGACCTGCCGACGAATGACATCAACGCGCAGATTGCCGAGGACGTCGCGAACCTACGATCGGCGGCGGATGCGCGAGATGCGGGCGAGCCGTTCTACCTGAATCCGCGAGGCCCGGATCGCGACGTCGACGACTGGGAGGACGACTACTAATGCCGGCTCGTCGCATCCGTCGTCCTGGTCCGCGTAGCCAGCTACTGACTGGCACGCAGCTGACCACCGATCCCGACGCTGGTGCGCGACTGCTCAGCGATCTCTCGTCGGCGCACCAGGAGCTCGAGCGTCGTGTCGAGCCACGTGCCATCTTCGCGGTCGACCTCCCCGTCGGTGCGACGCGCATCAATCACAAGCTCGGCCGCAAGGCTCGGCATGTCGCGATCGGGCCGACGACCGCCGATGCCACCTGGGCGTGGGCGTGGGCGAACGACGGCGACGCCACGGTGGTGATCACGACGGTTGGTGTCCCGCAGACCGCAGCAAGTGTGGAGGTGACATGACCACGCCGATGAATCTCAACTACCCGATCGACCACGGGGACGTGGATATCTGGGGGCCGTTGGTCAACACGGCACTGTCGACGGTGGAGGTGCACAACCACACGACGGGACAGGGCAATCCGATCCCGGCGGCGGCTCTGCAGATCAACGCCGACGTCTCGTGGTCGTTTGCCGGCACGAACTACGCGATCAAAGACCTGCGCGCGATCGACCTGACGCCAGTGGCGGCCTCGACGGTCGTTGGTCTCGCCGATGCGTTCTTTGCAAACAGCGACGACAGCAACGAGCTGTACTACCGGAGCCACACCGGCACGAACATCAAGATCACGAACAGCGGGGCGCTCAATGTCTCGATCGTCGGCGGTATCGGTGGCGACTACTCCAGCGTCGGCGCGCTGCTGTCCTACGACGACGCGACACGCCGGTATCTACTCCAGCAGGAGGGCTCGCCACGACCGTGGGCGGGGCTAGCGACGGCGGACATCGACCTGTATCAGAAGGCTGCGAGCATCGTTAACAAGGTGACGCTCAAGAGCCCGGCAGCGCTAGCGGCGAGCTACGCGGTGACGTGGCCCGCGGCCCTGCCGGCAACGACGGCGACACTACGGATGGACGTTGCGGGCGCGCTAAGTGTTAGTCCGACGACATTCACCCTACTTATCCCCGCGTCGGCCGCAAACGCGGTCAACGGTAGTACGAGCACGCGCGGTTCGTTTGGCTGGACGATTCTCGACGCTGTATCTATTGTGTATCCGATTGCACTGGACGCAGGATGCAAGATTACGGGATGGAAGTTCTTTGCCGGTAAGACAACGAACAACACCAAGACGCTGACCGCGACATTGTTGGAGCTTGTTGAGCCGTCGACGTCAAACACGATCGATACGCTCACGAATAGCGCAAATGCACCGGGGGCGATCACGCTCAGCAATACGGGCTTAGCCAAGACGCTCGCAGTCGGTGCGCAGTATTACGCGACGTTTCAGGGGACCACCACCGCAGGCGACACGGTCGCCCATCTCGAGGTCACGTACACGCGACCGTAGCCATGCCGATTCAGAAGCAAGCCATAGCGATTACGTTTTCGGGGGGCCTGGAAACGAAACAAGATTCAAAGCAAGTCCCGACGACTAAGCTTCTCGATCTTCAAAACGCGACCTTCATCAAAGCCACGACCCTCGCGAAGCGCAACGGCTATCGCGCGCTCGGTCGTCAGCGCGACACGAATGCAGCCGTCATCACCGGCACGCGTGGCCTCGGTAAGCGTGACTCCGAGCTACTCCTCTTCAGCGACGACGCCTGTTTCTCGTATCGTCCGTCCTTCGACAACTGGTCGCTCGTCGGCGAGGTAGCGTCTGTGGTCGCGACTGACGACCCGATCGCGCGTACCGGCACCGCGCAGACGATTCCGGACATCGCCGACAACGGGGGCGCTCGCGTCGTCGCGTGGGAGGACAGCCGCGGCGGGGTTTGGTGCTCGGTCGTCGAGGCGACTACGGGGCGCATCCTGCTTGCACAACGCCAGCTCGACGCGAGCGGCATCAGTCCGCGTTGCGTCGCCGCAGGGACGACCCTGCTCGTCTTGTGGCTGAACGTATCCCAGGGACGCATCTGGGCGGCGATCGTCAACCCGGTCAATCCCGAGGCGATTCCGCCCAGCGTCATCGTCACTGAAGACCTGAGCAAAACGAACCCTGTTTACGACGCCGAGCCGACGACGCTCTTTCCGACGCAGGCACCCGCCATCCTCGTCTGGGCGCAGAGCGGCGGCGGCTATCGACTCGGCTACCTGACCGGGGCTGGTGTCCTCGGTTCGCCCACGAACGGTCTGCCGAGTGTCGCGACCGAAGACCCGACAAACGCATTCGACGGCCCGGTCTGCGTCTCGTCGTCCGCGTCGACGATCGCGGTCGGTTACTGCGATGCCGGCGACGGCACGACGATGAACTTTCACACGCCGAGCTCGCTGGTGCGCTTTGGCACCGCGGTCGTCAGTGCGACGCTTCCTGGATCGACCTGGGCGCGCATCACGTGCGGCCTCGATGGCGCGGGCGTTTGCTGGTGGGCCAACGAGTCGCAGGAGGTCGACGACTCGGCGCGCAACCTCATCATCTCAGGGCAAACGACGGCAGCGGCGAGTCCGGTCACGAGCGGCATCACGACGCTTCGCGGACATGGGCTTATCTCGCGAGCGTTTGTCGACAACGGCCAGGTCTACGCCGCTGTCGCGCACGGTGTCGTCTTCTTCCCGTATGTCGCGATCGTCAAACTGTCGGCGACGAACGGCATCGCTGGCGGTAATACGGTCGCGGTCGGGCGCCTGCTCGCTGGCGAATCGACCGGCCTCGGTATTCGCCGCCTTGGCGTGGGCAGCTACCAGCTCACGCGCCACGTCTCGAGCGTGTTGTCGTCGGGACGTCAGCACCTCGTAGCGCTCTGCAACCGCATCCAGCTCGAATCCGCCAGCGGCGATCAGTTCGGCGAGTCGGGCATTCGTATCGCAACGCTCGACTTCGACCACGACGGTGCCTACCAGACGTCGCAGCTCGGTCGGAATCTCTACCTCGGCGGTGCGATTCCGCAGTGCTATGATGGAGACAAGTGGACTGAAGCGGACTTTCACTGCGCGCCGGATGTCGGCGTCAGCCAGAGCACCGGGGCTGTGCAGACGATTGCGACGACGGCGCTCGCCAGTGGTGGTCTCGCGGCGGGCACGTACGGCTACAAGTTCATCTACGAGGACGTCGACTCCCAGGGCGAGATCCATCCCGGTGCGGTCAGCGTCGAGGTCAACATCGTCGTCGACTCCGATGGCGGACCCGTGTCGATCGCGATTCCGACGTGCCGACTCAGCAACCGCCGCGCGATTCGCATCGGCGTTTTCCGCTCGCCCAAGAACCAGACGGGTGATCCAGAATCGATTCCGTTCTATCGCGTGTCGGGTCTCGATCCGAACGTGCAGACCGGCAACAACCGGTTCGTCGCTAACGATCCGACAGTCGATACGGTCACGTTTATCGACAACCTTGACGACTCGCTGTTGATCGAGCGTGAGCCGCTCTACACCAACGGCGGCATCCTCAGCAACGATCCGCCTCCGATGGCTGGCGATATCCTCGTCGGCGGCAAATCGCGGCTGTACTGGACCGATCAGGGCGACCGCAACAAGGTCTTCTTCAGTCAAGAACTGCGCGACGACACCGCCGCGGAGATGCCCGAAGGCAACTCGATCCGTATCGATCCGTTCGGTGGCGACATCACCGGCATCGGCACGATCGACGGAACCACGATCGTCTTCAAGGAAGCGTGCATCTTCATGTTCGGTGGACCCGGACCGGATGCCGACGGCGGACTTACATCGCAGAACGCGTTCTCGCCGCCCCAGCTCCTGACCTCTGACGTTGGCTGCGTCGCGCCCGCGAGCATCACCTCGACGCCGCTCGGCGTGACGTTTCAGTCCGCTAAGGGACTCAAGCTGATCGGCCGCGACCTCCAGGTGACCGACATCGGCTCGTCGGTCTATGCGTACAAGGACCAGACGATCACGCGCGCGACGCTCCTGCCCGATCGTCATCAAGTCGTGTTCCTGACCGACGCAGGGCGGACGCTGCTGTTCGACTACGAGCATCAGCAGTGGTCGACGTATACCAACCACGAAGGTCTCGATGCAGTCGTGGTCGACAACGTCTACTACTACCTGCGTACCGATGGCCGCGTGTTCCAGGAAACGCCCGGCATCTACAAAGACGACAACAGTCACATCAAGATGGTGATCGAAACGGCCTGGATCAAGATGCTGGGCTACCTGCAGGGCTGGCAGAAGATTCTCCGCGCGAAGTTCATCGGCGCGTACAAGTCTGAGCACGTGCTGCGCGTGCGCATGCGGCTCGATTATCAGGACGGTTACTCGACGCCCGTTGACAATCCTGTCGACGACAACTACGACCCGCATCTGTACGGAGCGGAAACGTACGGCACCGGGCCGTACGGCGGCGCGTTGGACTCGGGAACCGTCTATCAGCGGTCGATTCACATCAACCGCCGCTGCCAGTCGATCTCGTTCCTGATCGAGGACGTCGAGGGCACAACGACGACGAGCGTTGCCGCAGTGGCCGCATCAGCGACGTTGCCGATCGCCGGCAGCGGGACGGTCGTGCAGTGGAACACGCCTGGCGTCGTCGGCAACTCGCAGTCGATTCAGTGCTTCGGCGATCAGGTCGGGGGCGTTACATCCTTCGACGTCCTCGGTGGAGTGCAGACCTTGCGATACACGCCGACGCCGGACGCGCGCGCAAATACATCGGCGTCTATCGAGAGCAACATTGCCAGCGTGCAACCGCCTTTTGGACCAGTGCAGTTCTCGGTCAAGACGCATGACCCGAATGCATCGCAAACGTTCTCTTCGACGGCTCCTACCGGAGTCGTGTTCTTCAGTGGTGGCGCCGAGGCATACGCCTACACAACTGACAATTTCGGTGCCGCTTTCGAATTAAGTGAGTTATTGCTTACAGGCGGTCCACTCTTGCCGGATGCCCCTCTGGGGGCGGATAGGAATCAGTAGCCATGGACTTCAACTGGTATGACGCGATTCCAGGTGTCGGCCCTGTCGATATGGCCTGGCAGGGCGGAAAGCAACTGTTCGATTCGACCGGACTGCCGACGCAGTATCCGGACCGCAATCAGATCATGCAGCAGATCAACGCGGGACTCGGCCGTCAGGCTCCGACCGTTGACACGTCGCAGTCTGACTACTGGCGCAGTCTGCAGCAGCAGAACGCACAGAACCTGATGGGCATCGCGTCGGGCCAGAAGCAGGGCGCAGGAGAGCTCGCGGCGCAACGTCAGGTTCAGAACGCCATCGCAGGTCAGCAAGGAATGGCCAACATGGCTCGAGGTGGCGCGAACGCCGGTATGGCGTTCCGTCAGGCTGCGCGCAACCAAGCCGGCATCGGCCTCGCGGGCGCCGGCCAAGCCCAGCAGGCTGCGCTCGGCGATCAGCAGATGGCGTATGGCCAGCTCAACGGACTCATGCAGGGCGCGCGCGGTCAGGACCAGGCCAACGCGTTCGCGAACCAGAACGCTCAGATGGGCCAGCAGCAGGCGTGGCTCCAGTATCTGTCGCAACTGACCGGCATGGATGCGAATCAGCTCGCGGCACAGGTCGCAGCGAAGCAGTCGCAGAATCAGTTGCTCGGCGGGCTCGTCGGGCAAGCTGGACAGATCGGCGCGACCGCGGCGATGGCCTCCGACGAACGTCTCAAGACGGACATCTCCGATGCCGGCGACGAGACGGACGAGATGCTTCGCTCGATCATGCCCAAGCGCTACACGTACAAGGACCAGAATAAGCACGGCGTCGGATCGCGCGTCGGGATTATGGCGCAGGACCTGGAGCGCTCGAAGGCCGGTCGCGACGTCGTGCGCAACACGGCCGGCGGCAAGATGCTCGACGTCAACGCTGCGATCAGCGCGGCTCTGGCTGGCGTCGGTCGTCTCGACGAGCGACTCCGCAAGGTGGAAGGCAAGTAGTGTCCTCCGCGGCGGAATACGGCGGCATTCCGGTCGGCAATGCGCCGATCGCTCCGGTCACAGTCGCGCCGGTCGTGACCCCGGCTGGTCCGGCGATTGTCGTTCCGCCCGCGGTCGCCGCCGGATTCTCGCCCAAGCCTGCCGTGACGAATCCTGTCGTCGCGTCCAAGTCGGTCATCCCGTATCAGACCGCGCTGACTCCTGCCGAAGATATGGCGTTTCAGCACTGGGTCGCCATGAACAAGATCCCATTCGATCCGTCGCCTGCAGCCGACTACGACATGCGCGGCTACTGGAAGGCGCAGCAGATGGGCGACCCGCGCGCGAAGCAGGCCGACAACAAGCACTTCCCGGACACGTGGAAGACGCCGTATCACGACACGTTCAGCAACGAGTCGATGTATGCGACGCCGCTCGCGCCGCACTGGGAAGGCGATCGGTTGGTTGACTGGCGCGGAAACGTGCTCGTCGATGAGGGGCCGCCTGCGGCACCGCCGTCGCACAACGACGTCTACCTGCAGTCCCCGAAGGGAGCGGATCGCTAATGGGCTGGTACCAAGGTCCGACGGGTTACGGCGCGATGCTGCCCGACTCGGTCTATCCGGGCGCGTCACAGGAGCCTCCGCCGCCGCAGGATTTTCAGTATGGGTTGCCGCCCGAGGTACTCGCGCAGATTCAAGGCGCGCAGCCGGCGAACGATGCAGCGCCGCCTGATGCTGCAGTCGGCGGCGGATCGATCCGTGGCCCCGCGCTCGCGGCTGGACTCGATCGCGCGCAACAGATCTCGATGGGGCAGTCGCCAAGCGACAAGCCGATCGAGTTCGAGCCGGACTACGCCGGTCAGGGCGCGAACCCGAACGGGTATCAAGCGCTGCCGCCTGAAGTGCTGGCGCGTGTGCAGGGGCAAGCGGCGCCGGCGCAGACCGCCGAGCAGCTCCCGATGCCTGTCGTCGATGCAATCAGCGGTGTCGACGGAGGCGCGATCCCGGCGGTCCGCAGAGATCCGACGCCGCCGATCGGCTCGGCCCAAGACGCGCTCGCGGCCATGGACCAGTCCGGTCAGGCGCAGCAGCGCGGATACCAAGTCGCGGAGGACGAAGCCGACACGACCTCGGGTATCAAGGACAAGGCGCTCGCCGAAGCAGAGCGCCAGCGCGCAGAGAACGCTAAGGCGGAGGCGGCTCATCAGGCCGAGATGCAGCGCAACTATCAGCAGCTCAGCACTGCGATCGACGCGCGCAATGCGATGACGATTGATCCGAACCGCAAGTGGAACAACCTTGGCACCGGACAGAAGATCCTCGCCGGTATCGGCGTCGCGTTATCCGGAGTCGGCCAAGCGATCGGCGGCCACGGACAGGATCCGAACCTCGGCATCAAGGTCATCCACGACGCGATCAAAGACGACGTCGACGATCAGTTGCGCCAGCGCGACCTCGCGACGCAGGGGATCGAGGGGCAGAAGCAGAAGATCGGCGCATATGACGACCTGATGAAGAACGACGCTGGGCAGCGCGCGGCGCTCATGGCCGACGGTCTCGAAAGCGCAGCACAGCAGATCGACGCGGCTGCGGCGAAGTACACGAGCCCGCAGCTCAAGGCGAAGGCACAGGATGCGGCGGCTCAGCTGCGGCTCGCGAAGAATCAGTACGTCGCGCAGGGTGCAGCGGCACAGGCCGGATACAACCTGAAGGTCGCGGAGGTGAATCAGAAGGCTCTCAAGGAGCAGCAAGAGGCCGACGACAAAGCGCAACAGCGAGCCGAGACCGCTCGTCACAACAAGGCGGACGAGGGGCTCGGCTGGGGTCGTCTCAGCATGGAAGACAAGTGGAAAGCATCCGAGGAGGCTGACAAGAAAGCCGACAAGGAAGGTGCGCGCGAGGTCGGGGGCGTCAATCCGCAGCCCGTCAAGGACGACAAGGGCAACGTGGTTGGCTACAAGGCCGACGTCGAGCGCAATCGCGACGGCACGCCGGTTCGCTTCGCGTCGGATGACGAAGCCAAGCAGGCACGCACGGTACGCAGCGCAACGATGCAGTTTGTTCACGCCGTGGACTCGCTGCGTGCAATCCGTGGTGGCGCTGGCTGGACCAGCGACACGCTCAAGAGCAAGGCGTGGCAGGACAGCAAGGCCGAATATACGCAGAGCCTCTTGGCCCTGCAGAAATCTCACGGCCTGTCGCGACTGTCGGAAGAGGACGTAAAGATGCTGCACGGTCTCGAGGGCGATCTCGATGACCCGACGAGACTCCTCGACATCCTTCCGGGTCTCGAGCGGGCACGTCTCGTCTCAGTCCGTAACCTCGAAGACGAGTACAACAGTCAGCCCGGCAACGACGTCAAGCTCAACATTCCTGATCAGGTCGGGGCGCAGGAAGCCAAGAGCACCAAAGAACAGCTCGCCCACGAGCGTTTGCTCAAGTGGCAGACCAACTCATACGGGTACGGTCAGCCGATCGACAACGCGATGCAGTACTATCCGAACCTGCCGCACGAGCAGGCACTGGACCGCGCACGCCAGGACGTGCACGGATTCTCCGACGAGCAACAACAGTACGTCGACACGCTAGCCGGCAAGGCGAAGACCGACGCCGATTCCCTGACTGCGCTGCGCACGATCGCGGAGACCGCCGACAGTCCCGGATTGCGTGAATACGCGCAATCGAAGATGCCTGCGCCGACTCCTGCACCAACTCCGACTACGACGAGACCACCGACGACGAAGTTCAAGTAATGCCTGACGACAAGACCACTAACGTAGTGCTGGGAACCGGTGAGACGAAGGCACTCACCGACGCGGAGATTCCCTATGCGCTGCAGACCGGCGGCCACATCGAGGGAGCCGGCGAAGGTTACGAGCGAGCCGCCCAAGAGCGTCAGGATGCTGCGACCAAGGGATGGAAGGGAACGGCGATCGCTGGAGGTATGGGCGTTGCCCGCGGAGTCTCGTTCGGAGTGTCCGATGTCATTGGCGCTGGAATGGGACTCGGCCCGCAAATGGAGGCGTACCGACAGGCGCATCCAGATGCGGCGCTTGGCGGCGAGGTTGTCGGGGCGCTGATCGATCCGGCCGGCATCTACGGAACGCTAGGCCGTGCCGGGGAGCGCTTCGGTGCGCGCGTCATCGGCGAAGGCATCGCTGGTCGCGTCGGTGGGCGCATCGTCGGCGGTGCACTCGAAGGCGCAGGCCAAGGCGCTGGCTCCTACGTCTCCGATGTCGCGCTCGGCGATCGTCCGCTCTCCGCCGATGCCTTCATGGGCGCGATGGGCAAAGGTGCGCTCTGGGGCGGCGTCGGTGCTGGCGCGTTGTCGATCGGCTCCGAGGGCCTCGCGTCGGCACGGCGCATGTTCCCGGCTGGCGAGGTGACCGAGGCTGCTGTCGCGAAGGCCGAGCAGGAAGCCGCTCAGGAGATGGGCGACCATCTCAAAGACAGCGGCGATTTGCAGCAGGCGGGTGAGAAGCAGCTCGAGACGCGACGGACCCAACGCGCTGCGGCCGATCCCGAGTTCGCCGCGAAGCAGAACGCCATCAAGCTCGAGTATCAGAAGGCGGTTGCCGAGGAGCGCTTGTCGACGATCCGCGCCGCAGAGGAAGCGAAGCGAGCGAAGATCACGAGCAAGTCAGGCGACGACTTCCTCGACAACGCCATGCCCAAGGGCGCCAGGCGGCGCGCGTTCGTCAGCGACGAGACACTCGACAAGATCGACGCACAGGGCGTCGCGGGAAGCCCGGCCGAGCAAATTGCTAATGTGTTTGGAACCGCTAAGAATTCTGCCACTGATGGGTTCATCGATTCAATGTGGGATCGAGTGCAGAACAATCGGCCAATTCCGAGAATGGGTGCAGTTGAGAATGAGTTACGTGACTTGCAGAAGGCAGGAAAACTGGTCACACGCGATGACGTGGAGGCCATAGTCAATCGGGCGTCTAGCTCGCCCGCCTCCCAGCTCGAGCAGCAACTCCGCGCCACCAAGAACGCACTCGACGAAGGTACGCCGCTCGGCAAACTGTCCGGCTCGACCCGCGGCACCGTCGACGATGCTCTCAACGAGCATCTCGCCTCGGTCGACAGCTCGGCCAAGGAGATTCTCGACAGCGTCAACAACCTCAAGGCATCTCGCTCCGAGCTCGGCGACTGGCTTGACAAGTACGGCCAGAACAACGTGGCCAAGTTCGAGCGCAGTCAGGCCGCTCGCGACTACGCCGAGGGGATGCGACCCAAGCAAGCCGGCTACTACACGAAGGTTCCGGCCGGTGAGGGCAACGTCATGGTGCCACGCGGTCGCTACTCGCAGTTCCGCGGCACGCCAGCCGAGCAGGACGCGATCGACGCGGAGTTCTACAACGGCGTGCTCAACAGCGATCGTGCACTGGCGAACGATCGAGCCGGCGAGTTCGCGCGCATCGATGAGATGCTCGACGGTCGCTCGCCGATCCAGGCCAGTGCGCGCGACATCATCGAGGCACAGCCCGAACCGGGCGAAGCGCCGCCGATCGACGAGCACGTCAAGCAGGCGCTACGGGCCAAAGGCGAGGACTTCGGCGGCGATCTGAACAAGTCCGCCGAGGCGATCGGCAAGTACGAGCAGGCCAACGCGGACCTCGCCGAGAAGCTCGGTGACGCTGCGCCTCCGAGCGCCAAAGCGCGGGGCGAAGGCTTCCGCGAAGCGCAGAAGACCGCCGCGGACAAGACCGCGCAGCAGGCGGTCAACGTCGCGCGGGACATGGCGAACGCCCAAGCGAAGGGACCCGCGGCGCTCGTCCGGCAGGTGACGCAGAGCAAGCCGGGGCAGACGCTCAAGCACATCGCGGGGGGCGTCGACAAGGCACTCCAAGGCGCCGAGCTGCTGCGGATGCTCGGCGTGCCGATCCCGGACCCGCGCAACATCCCCGTCGTTGGTCCGCTGCTGTCGATGTACCTCAAGGCACGCGTTGCCTCGAAGATCATGCGTCGCATCGGCGGCGGCGTGGAGCGGACTGCGGAGACCGTCATCGCGAGCAAGGCCGCGGTGACGCGGGCTGAGATGTACACGGCGATCGACACGATGCTCGCCGGCGCGAGCCGCAAGCTCGACGCTGCGGCGCCGTTCGCGGGCGCGCCGACGGCTGCGCTTGCCCATACGCTGTTCGACGACCGTCAGCCCGGCGAGCGCAAGCCGTACACGTCCAAGCCAAAGGCGGACGACCTGCCCGCGATGTACCTGGCGCGAACCGAGGAGCTCAATAAGGCCTCGCAGCCGGGCGCCGTCGAGCGAGCGGTCAAGGCGCGTATCCAGACGTCCGATCCGGAGATCCTCCAAGAGATCGTCGCGTCGTATCAGCGCAAGCTCGACTTCTACAACTCAAAGTGGCCGCGTCCCAATGAGCCGCCTGGACTGCTAGCGCCAGACAATCCATACATACCGCCACGTTCCGAGTTGGCCAAGGTGGGGCGCTACATCGAAGCTGGCGAGAACCCGGTAGGCGTATTCCAGGCTGCCGCGGCCGGTCAGTTCGTGCCGTCCGAGCATATCGAGGCAGTTGCAGCGATTTATCCGCCGCTGTACGCAGACGCGCAGAAGCGTCTCGTATTGAAGATGTCCGAGCGAAAGGCTACTGTCCCGTATAAGCAGCGACAGCAGATGTCAAGGCTGTTCGGCGTTCCGCTCGACAGCACTGCGAATCCAGACTACGGAGCGTTTCTCCAGCAGGGCTACAAGCCAACACCACCATCACCGCAGCCGAATCAGGGAGTCGGCGGGAATGTCACCCTCGGAACACGAGTGGGGACGTCGTTTGACTCTCGAGGAGGCTAGCAATGGCGCAAGTAAGGCGCGGCGACGTACAGGCGATCAGCAGCAGCGGTGCAGTCGTCAAAGTCGAGCCCGGCAAGGGGACAACGCTCACCAACGGTACCTGGTACTTCCTGGTCAACGCTGGCGACTCCCCGACCGAGTCGATCCAGATCCGGTGGGACGGTGTCATTGCTGGCGTGTTCACGTTCGAGACCTGTAACTACGACACGGTCCTGAATGGCAACGGCTCGACGATCGACGTCGCGAACAACGACGACTCGGCGAACTGCAACTGGGTCAAGCAGGACCCGAGCACGGCCTCGATCCCGTTCGTGGGCAGCGGCGGATCGGCCGTCAACATGACGGTCACGGTCGTGGCCGGTGCGGTCGGCGCGTGCGTGCTCGAACTTGGCAACCTCGGTTCGCGACGCGGTCGCGAGAAGGCAGTCATCACGACGCCCGGCACGGTTCGCATCGCGACGCACGGGAAGTCGGGATAAGTGATCGGATTGCGTGTAGGCCTCCGGGCAGGGATCAGCACTGGCACCGCCGTCGGTCTCGGTGCCGATCAGCTTGGGGGCGGTCGCACGCTGATCGTGCTGCTCGGTCAGAGCAACGCACAGGACGGTGGCATCACGACCGACCTGACGACCGCGAATACCACGTTCGGCACGAGCTACTCGAACGTGTCGTTTATCTCGCGCCAGGACGGCAATACCGATCCGCCCGTCTTCTCGGACAACGGCCCTGAGATTCTCCAGGCCACGAACTGGCAGTCCGCATCGAACAACAAGATGGGCCTGCAGATGTCGATGATGCGCGACCTCGATCGCGCACGACCCAGCCAGTTCGCGCTCGTCCGCTTCGCGCTCGGCGACACGAGCTCGGCGAACTGGTCGCCGTCGAGTAACTACCCGGCATCGATCACGGGGGCCGGCGGGCCGAACCTGTTCAACCAGGCCATCAACTACATCAACGCGGCGCTCGGCACTCTGGGGTGCGGAAGCGTCGGCTGCATCGTCTGGGAGCAGGGTGGCTCGGACGCGCTTTCCGACCCGCCGGCGAGCAACTACGCCGCGTTCCTGACGAGCTTCCTCACCGCGATCCGCGCGCATTACCCCAACGTGCCATTCGTCTTCGGTCAGCTCAACGCGCAGTTCAACGCGGGGGCGTTCGGTGCAACGGTCGTCGCGCAGCAGCAGGCCTTCCAAGGCACGATGCCGAAGACGACGCTCATCGTCGAGGACTCGATCACGATCGGATCGGGCGAGTACGACGGCGTTCACTACAACGCCAACGGCATGGTGGACCTCGGCCATCTCTACGCGGTCGGCGTCGGAGCGCAGCTCGGGTTCAATATCCCGCCGCTGGCGTCGTTTACCGACGTCCCCACCGGGCTGTCGGTCGCCTTCACGGATACATCGCAGGCGTTCGGCGGGGCCACCATCACCGGGTGGGCGTGGGACTTCGGAGACGGCAATACCAGCAGCTCCCAGAGCCCCACGCACGTATACGCGGGCGCTGGCACCTACAACGTCAAGCTCACGGCCACCGACTCGTCTGGTAGCAAGAACACGAGCGCGGTCGTATCGATCACGGTCAGCGCATCGATCCCCGGCGTGACGCGAGACGCGACGAGCGGCATCTACACGCCTGCCAATGCCACCGAGTGGACGACGTTCATGACGGCCGTTGGCCTCTCGGCGCTCGGCAACCCGAACTCGCTATACAACTGCCAGGAGGCGAGCGGAAACCTCGCCGATTCGATCGGCGCGCTCGCACTGACCGCCGCGGGCACACCGGCACAGGGCTATCAGCAGGCAGTAACCGGGTGGTCGCGTAAGGGCGTCACGATCGGAGCAGGCGGCACCGCACGGTTTGCAGCCGCGTCGGGCACCGGTCCGAACATGTCGACCACGAGCGCGCTGTGGGTGTTCTTCATGGCCGTCACGACGGTGCCGCCGAACAACCGCACGTGGGGCGCCGCGAGTGCGAACGGCGCCGTCATCTGTACCGGCCTCGTCAACGCGACGCCGGTCCCTAACATCAACATCAACAGCGTCGACACGGTCGGCTCGATTAGCCCCGTGGGCTCGACGATCGGACCGTGGTCGATCCAGCTCGACCGCGGCAACAGTCGAGCGGAGGTCACGACGCCGAAGGAGCGTGTGCAGGGCACGTTTAGCGCTGCCGTGACCGACGGCCTCAAGGGCTTCGGAGCGTGCGGTGGCACCAGCCTCGATCAGACGGTCGTGTACGCGTTCATGTACTCGGGCACCAACGGTCAGATGTCGGCCGCGAACCTCAAGGCCTTGCTCACCGCGATGGGCTTCTCGATCCCCTGGAGCTGACGTATGGCCAAGAACCGCGACCAACGAGACCCGCTGACGCCGCCGCCAGGCGTGGCCGTGCAGATTGCGGCACCACAGCCCGCATTCGACGACTACACCGGCCAGCACGCAATCGGTGCCATCGACGCGGAGACGCTCAAACAGAGCCGCGCGAAGCGTCCCACCGAGGAGCGTTTTGAGCACCTTGAGGCGAAGAACGACGAGCAGGACAAGACGCTCGGCAAGATCTCGGCGGCAGTCGCGAAGATCGAGGGGCGACTCGAGATCCTGCCGACGCTAATCGCCGACGCGCTCGACGCGAAAAAGGCCAGTCGCAAGGTGCTGACGCGGGCCGCTACCGGCGCCGCGGCCGTGATCGGTGCCTACCTCGCGCATCGCTTCCTCGGGTGGCTGGGCGTATGAGCGTCGACGACAAATTCGACGCTGCTCGCCCCGGGGATCTGACCGGCGAAGCATCACTGCTCGGCGAAGTCCGGGCACTACGCCAGGAGTTTCACGAGTGGAAAGACGTCATGAAATCATTGGCTGACACGCAGCGTCGTATCGCCGACGCGATTTTGGACGCTACTACCCAACGAGACGAGGCATTCCAGCGCATCTATCGACTGGAAGAGCGCGTAGACGAGCTGGAGAAACGAACTGCCTAGGACGTCATAGCGGCGTGCTAGACACAACCACGAGAGGGAATGACATGAGCAAGTCGATTCGGATTCTGATTCTCACGTTCGGCATCCTCGCCGGCTACACCGTTGCCTCGCACGCCGATTCGGGCAGCGCGGTCGCACTCGATGCGGGCGTCGCGGCAACAGGCAGCGCAGTCGCCGCACCTCCGACTCTACCCGATCCGACCGTCGACCCGGGCGCGGCGCTCAGCACGGCCCGCTCCGACCTCGCCACCTACGGCTACGTGTGGGGCGGCGCGGCCATCCTGCTCGGCCTGCTCGCGGCGTTCAAGAAGGGCAACGACGCGTCGCACTGGATCTCGAATCAGTATGCTGTCGCGGCGCTGACTGCGATCCCGACGATCATCACGGCGCTGCTCTTGTGGAAGTTCGGCGGCGGCTCGACGGGCGGCATGCTCGGGACGGTCGTTGCCGCACTGGCGCTGCTCTACCCGACCGGGGCGAAGGCGGCGGCGTGAGTGAGCACGACCGAGATGACTGGGCGACGCTCTGCGAGTCGCTCGGCATACCACCTCCTAGCTATGCAACCGCAGGCCCGTACTCGTTGATCGGCTACGACCCGCGCTTCGACAACGGCATCCGCCACGACGAGGGCGAGGGCTGATGCGCTTTGGCGCACGCATACGCGAGGCGCGAGTCGCAAAGAAGATGACGCTGCGCGGTCTCGCCGCGACCGTAGGCGTCTCGGCGCCGTTCATGTCCGACGTCGAGCGCGATCGGAGCGGAATCTCGCGCGAGAAACTGGAAAAGGTATGTGCGGTTCTCGGCATCGAGATGCCCGCACCGAGGTCCAAGGAGGAGTCAATGTCGCCGCTGGAACGCGCTGAACGTCTCGTCGCAATCGTAAAGCTACTCGAAGGCATGACGCCGGAGGATGCTCGGTGTTGTCTTGAAGCGGCCGAATCGATGCTGCCTGCGAAGGCAAAGCCACCCAGCAGCAAGCCCATGTGGGAGGGAATGCAGACCGGCCCCATCGGCGGGATGACGGCACGCTGATGCGCTGGCTCCGCTTCGTCTGGCGCTTCGAGCTCGCGGCGTGGGAGAGGAACTGCGCGTGAGTCGCATGCGTTTGTTCGCGTGGACTATCGGCGTCGCGGCGTGGCTGCCCGAACACGAGCCCGTATTCCTGCGTCCGCTGCGGAGATACGCATGATCTGGCTCGTCCTCTTCATCGGCGCGCTCGGCATCTCCGCGCTGTCGTTCGCTGCGGGGTACGCGTGGAGGAAGCCATGACCGCCCGTCTCGCCCACATCCTCTACAGCGCTTGGTTTCGCAAGCGCGTCGGCAAGATGAAAGCGTTGAGGTGGAACTGATGGCGTCCATCGGATTCTATTGCGGGCCGTGGTATCTGCGCGTGTGGTGGTGGCTTCGTCGTCGCTTCGGTAAGCGATGCCCGGGCCCGCTATATCTTGCCGACCAAGGCATCGAAGTCTGCTCGGCGTGCGGAGGCTGCACGTGCTGCGAGCACCCGCACGTTGACCATTCCAAGGCGCCACATGAGTGTCAGCGCGGCCTAGACGGCGACTGTCTGTATGACGGAATGCGCGGCCATGTCTGCGAGGTGCCCAGTGTCTGACGCCGCCATCATCGCCATCTGCGTATTCGGCGTCGTCGCGCTCGCGGTCATCTGTTACGCGCTGTACTCGTCCAACAAATAGACGGCCCGCGGCGACGCTGCTCAAGCCGTCGAGGAGCAAGCCGTCCGCGCGCAGGAAGTCGCCGAGCAGACGCGAGACCAGGAGCATGTGGCGAGGGTTGCGGCGGAGACAGCGCTGGAGGACATGCGAACTCAGTACACGTCCATGCAACTCGCGTGGACGAACATCAACCAGGAGCACCTCGATGCGATCGGCAAAGCAATCAGTTCTGGTGATAGCGATGCTGCTATCGCCGCTATCAGGCGCGTGTGGTCCCAAGCCGCTTCCACCGGAGCCGCCCACGCCGCCACCGGTGGTCAAGCTGCAGCCGCTGCCGCCGTGCAACCCACCTCCGGTGTCGCCAGCGCCGACGTGGCCAAGCCTGATCCCAGACCCTGATGGAGTTCATCTGCGCGCCAAGAACGCCGACTTTGCGGACGCAACGGTCTACGTGGCCTCGCTCCAGGCGCGGCTGCGCGTTGTCGAGGCGTGCGCGGGGGTGAAGCCGTGACGGTCTGTCTGGTATGCGGCGGTGATTGTTATACGGAGCAGTCCGCGTTCGTCGGGACTGTCGAAGAATTCGCTGCGCTTCTCGATGAGGCGTACGGAGAACTTCGCCGCCTCATCTCGGACGATGGTGTTCGCTACGACGAAGGAGAGGACTGATGACCGCATTGCAGCCGTTGATATGCGACCGCTACGCCCCCGATGGCCCGGTCGATCCGCACGTCCTCATGGACGACCCGCGCTTCGTCGGCCTGTGCTTGAAACTCGCCCAGGGCCGCAACCCGGCGTACGCGAGCGGCGCGTGGTGTCGCAACCTGTTCGCCGTCGCGCAGAAGCACAAGCGGTGGGCGCAGGACTTCTTTGGGCGCGTCTACTACTACTTCGACTTTGGGACGCCCGGCCGCATCCAGTGCGACTACGCGCTGTCCCTCGTCGAACAGTACGGCCTAGGCGGACCGGGGATGTTGCCAATGATGATCGACGTCGAGCGCGGCGGCGAGAACCCGGCGACGCTGACCAAGGACAACGTGATCGACGTGACGCAGACGTTCGCCGAGCGCTACTACGAGCGGACCGGGAAGCGGCCGACGCTCTACGCTGGCGAGCTGCCGCGGGCGCTTGGCATCACGAGCAAGATGGGGTGCGACCGGCTCGCGGTGGCCCGGTACACGCCGACGCTGCCGATGAGCTGCTACCAGAGCATGGGGTGGGAGACCGTGAGCGAGTGGCAGTACTGCGGGACGGACCCGCAGAGCGACGAGCAGAGCCTGGCCGGGTACCCGCGGGTCGCGCCTGGTTGCTCGGGGCTGTCGGATATCAGCGTG